TGAACCACTTGTACCAGAACTTCCTGATGTTCCTGAAGAGCCATCCGAACCTGATGTACCAGAACTTCCTGATGTTCCTGAAGAACCATCCGAACCTGATGTACCAGAACTTCCTGACGAACCACTTGTGCCAGAACTTCCTGATGTTCCTGAGCTTCCACTTGTTCCTGAAGAACCACTTGTGCCAGAACTTCCTGATGTTCCTGAAGAGCCATCTGAACCTGATGTACCTGAGCTTCCACTTGTTCCTGATGAACCTGATGTTCCGCTAGAACCTGAGGTACCCGAAGTACCTGATACTCCATCAACACCACTTGTTCCCGATGAACCTGAGGTACCTGAACTACCACTTGTTCCCGATGAACCTGAGGTACCTGAACTACCACTAGTTCCACTAGAACCAGAAGTACCTGAACTACCACTAGTTCCACTAGAACCAGAAGTACCTGAACTACCATTAGTTCCACTAGAACCAGAAGTACCTGAGCTTCCACTTGTTCCTGATGAACCACTCGTACCCGAACTACCGTCGGAGCCAGATGTTCCCGCCGAACCACTTGTTCCACTAGAACCCGATGTACCTGAAGTACCTGAAACACCATCAACACCGCTAGTCCCTGATGAGCCAGATGTACCTGAAGTGCCTGAAACACCATCAACACCACTCGTTCCACTTGAACCCGATGTGCCTGAAGTACCTGAAACACCATCTACACCGCTAGTCCCTGATGAACCAGAAGTTCCACTTGAACCTGATGTGCCTGAACTACCGCTAGTTCCTGATGAACCAGAAGTACCTGAGGTTCCCGATTCTCCGCTTAGTGTTACAGTTACCGAACTACCACTACTTGTGACGGTTATACCCGAACCTACAAAATCTATTGAGGTAACTCCTGAAGCAATAGGTACTCCCCCACTTGATATTGTGAGTGGGTTACTTGTTGTCAGTCCTGTAATAGAAATTGTACCACCCGTGTTATTGTATAAATCCAAAGTGGAAGTGGCACTGAAGTATGTACCTCCAGTTATATAAATGTCTAATGGAAATATTTTCCACTTAGCATCGTTTCTTTCAACACCATCAACACCTTCAATTGTATTACCTGTCCACGCATCAATGAATGCAACCCCCTCAGGTGTACTCGAATTACACTCTATTGAAGTTATAATTTCTTTGGTTCCTGGAGGGTCTGTTGGGTATGTGAATTCAGAATAGAATTCGTATAAAGCTCCCGACGCTAAAGCGTCTGTGTAAAGTTGTGAATAATTTTCGAAAGAATATTGGTAGACTTTATTTGTTTCTGCAACATAAACAAGCATACCAACTTTCCTTCTTCCTGAAGATATTCCATCATTATTAAGATGAAGAACATTTGGAAAACCTATTGTTTCGAAATAATCGAAGTCAATTGGAATAGTTGTTTCAACATTTACAACTTCACCTGTTGTTCCTGATGGAATTGTAAAAAATAAATCAGAAAGAAAATTCACCGACATGTAACCACCGATGTTATACACATCCCATGTGATACCGTCGTTAGTTGGTGGTAACGGAACTAATGGCCCTACTCCTTGAAAGGTAATAAGGTTGTCATTACCCATTTCTAGGTAGTTATCATCTCCTCCATAGTTGATAATCGGTAATGAATTAGTTTGGTCTATCGGCATTTCTTATAAATATTTTTATAATTTTTTTACTAAAGGTTTACTCTAGTATTTCCTCCTCTAAAGTAGAAGTTTTGTCCGTTTAGTCTTGGTCTCAATCCATTCTGTGAATATGATGTGTAAACTCTATAGAATCCTGCAGGTATATTTGTAGAACCGCTATAGTTCACAACTCTATTGTAGAAGTTAAGTGTTGACGCAATTTCTTGTTGTGTAGTAGGATTTCTACTTATTGAAATTGCTGTGTATGCTTGACCTGGCGTTGACCCTGTAGGAACAAACCATGTATACCAAGCCTGTGGACTTTGACCACCTGTAACAGGAAGAGTAGTTGCAGATACAACCGTAGTTTGGAATCTTCCGGCAACAACAGGTACACCAAATGAATCAACACCTCTTGTCAAGTTTGATATTGGTGCCGTCAATATTGCTGGTTGTGTAGTTCCCCATCCTGAGTAACTCATATAAGCATTAAATCTATTGTTGAAGTTTTGTTGTGCAAGAACTGGACCACTCACTCCTCTGAACGCAAATGCTATGTGTACAGAAGTTGGTGACAATCCTGTTGCTGTAGTATCAGGTGTAACCCCCATAAACTTATAAGACCACCTGTACTGTACTCCTTGGTTTCCATTTTGACCATTAGTATATCCTATAGGTAAGGTTTGTGCCGTTACATCACTCGCACTTGCAATAACCACCAAATCATTTTCTTGTAATCCTGTAGGTAATGTAATTGATGTTGTTGTTGATTGTGTTTGACCTATGTAAGAGATTTGTGGTATTGCACCTGCAACAGGTCTCAAAGCAATTGTTGAAGCAACCCAAGCGTCACTTCCAGTTCCACCAAATACCCCAGGATTTGTCAGTCCGGCAGTTGCTTGTTGTAGGAATGCTGCCATAACAGTAGCCCCGTTTTCAATACTACCGTATTGTGCCGCACCTATCAAACTATATCCTGTAGGTGCAAGTACTGAAGATGCAACAACTTCGTCATCTAAGAATCCTAATGAAACAATTACATCACCATTAGTAACGGTTGTAATTGCCGGTGAGTTTGGCATACCCGCAGCACCCGTAGCAACAGCCGGTGTATTAACATCTAATGGACTATCACCTAATGCCCCTAATGGGTTACCTATATTAAATCCACCCCACGTACTTCCTTGACTTAACATGTAGGAAGCCAAATCATTTCTTTGAGCAACAGTATTAACATCCATAATTAAGTAAGCAGTTGTAATTATTGCCGGTGTTAACGATGGTGTTGGAGTTTGTGTAGGAGTTTCGGTCAGTGTTGGTGTAACTGTTGTTGTGACTGTAGGAGTCTGTGTTGTTGTGACTGTAGGAGTCTGTGTTGGTGTTGGAGTTTGTGTTTCAGTTGGAGTTATTGTTGCCGTAATCGACGGTGTTGGTGTTGGAGTTTCAGTTCCAGTAACAGTTGATGTCGGTGTTGGAGTAATATTTTCTGTTGGTGTAACAGATGGAGTAACAGTAGATGTCGGAGTTTGTGTTGGGGTTGGTGTTATTGTAGGTGTTGATGTTGATTGAATTGTTGGTGTAACCGTTGGTGTAATTGTATTTGTTGGTGTTACTGAAGGAGTAACTGTTGCAGTTGGAGTATTTGATGGAGTAATCGATGGAGTTGGTGTTGGTGTAGGAGAAGCAATTTGACAAGGTAAAATTTCAAATTTTTGACAGTCGTTTGCATCAATCATTATCAACATTACCGATGGAGCTGTCTCAAATATTGGTGGTAACGTAGTATATGCTAACTCTGGTGGTACTGGACCTGAAGATATAGTGGCAAGAAAATACCTATTGTTTCCATATATGTCTGCAACATACAGGTCGACAGGATAAGTAACCCCAGTGATACCATCTATTCTAATCTGTGTCATGATTCACATTTTACGTCATACTCAATCAAAACATCTATTGTTAGAATCTGATTTTGTAATGGACCGTCTACGTTTGTTTGTATTGTTATTTTATTATTCAACGCATCTATACTTACACCAATAATTCCAGGAATTGTCATCAAAAGTGTCTCAATTGCATTATACCATTGATTATCTGAAGGTGCAACAAGTAAAGAATTCGTAGTGAAGAACTGACTTGTGTATACACTTCCTAAAGGTTCAACTGTAACCTTCGCAATGAAATCCGCACTTATCAAATTACAATTTGTATTAGTCAAAGTTAAGTCGTAAAATCCTTCATTCATCATTTGTAAAAGACCACATTTGGAACCTCCTTTGGATTGAAAATCCTCATTTCCCATAACATAAACTTGATAAGAAATGAGGTTCTGAGTACAATTTACAACCATACTTCTTCTTAGAGAACAACCAAGACTATCAACTACAGTCACACTATAAGTTCCTGCAGTTAATCCTGTTACAGTAATTGATTGTGGATTTCCGACAACATTACTTGACCAAGTGAATGTGAATGGAGGTTCACCTGAAGAAATAAAAGCAGTCATAGTTCCTTGGTCTCCAGTACCACAACTTGTCGATATTAAACTATAAGTAAGTGGTTCTGAGGTGTCTATAAAAATTTGTTGTGTTTGAATACATCCGTTTGCATCACTGACTGAAACCGAGTGAGAACCTGATGTTATATTTGTTAAGGTAACCGCTGATTGTATTGTGTTAGCCACTTGAACAACTCCATCGAATAAATAATTGTATGGTTCGGTACCTCCTGTCGACTTAACAATTGTTATTTGTCCGTTATTTTGTCCACAGGTAGTACCTGTTGTTGACGCTGTTATTGTGAATAGATTTTCAGTTATAATTGTAACATAATCACCATAAGAACATCCTGAGAAATCTTGGACAGAAACAAAATACGTTCCTCCTGATAGTGAAGAAAAAGTGTTAGAATTATTTGATGTGGAAACAACTGAAGTTCCACCATTTGGATTTACTAATGTATATGTGTATGGTGTCGTTCCATTTACAACACTGATTTGTATTGAACCATCGTTGTCTGAACAACCTGAATTATTTCCTTGAATGGACACTGAACTAATACCATTAGGTGTCAAGAGTTCAGTTGTTTGTGTAAAAGTACAAAACGCAGCATCGGTCACTGTTACGGAGTAGGAACCTGATGGTAAACCTGAAACAGTAAAAGTTTGTGCATATGATATCTCGTTGTTCCCTGACGATGCGGAATAGTAATAAGGTGCGGTTCCTCCTGATATCGTTAAGGTTACAACACCGTTACTTGCAAAACAAGTTGGTTGTGTGACTATAAAATTACCAAAGCCAACAGGACTCACATCTACAATTACTCCGTTTTTGGTTACCACACATCCTGTAGCATCTGTAACTGTTACACTATAATTACCTGAAGTCAAACCAGTAATAAAACTTGTAGTTTGGTTGTTACTCCAAAGATATGTGTAAGGTGCGGTCCCTGTTTGACCTGTTACGTAAAGTTTACCTAAAGGAGCACCCCCACAACTCGAATTAGGAACTACGTAAAGTCCAAAGTCCATCGCTGAAGACTCTTCAACAATAATAGTCTCTGAGACACCCGTACATCCTCCAATATCCTGAACAAGTAAATAATATGTACCTGCAGTTAAATTTTGGAATATAGCCTCATTGGTATTTGTAACCGCCGATGTAATGTAAACATCAGTTCCTGAATATAAGTAAAAGTTAGTTGATGAATAATTTGAGCTTGAGCTACCAGTAATTGACCCATTATTCAAATTACATGTTGTATTCTGTACACCAGCAACATTCGCACAAACACCACTTGATACTGGTATGTTAATGAAAAATTCTAAGTTTGTTGGGAGTGAACTATCATTGACATTAACAGTATACTCTCCCGCAGAAAGTCCTGTCCTTATCGAAGGAAATGAATATACCGTATCAACACCAAGATTTGGTGTAGCCCACTGAACTGTGTAAGGAGGTGTACCTCCAGATAGTTGGAGACTAATCGCTCCTGAAGTTATACAGGCCCCTGTGGTTGATATGTTATATTGAAAACTAGCCATCTACACAGTTGATTTCCAAATTAATTCCAACATTTAGTGTGAGTTCTTCACCTAAGTTCATCGCTGTAAGTGTGAGGTTATATATTGTGAGGAAGTTCCCATTTATAAAATATCCAAGATTATCATTAACTAAGCTTGGAAGATATAAATTCAATGCGTTTTTCCAATCTGTATTTGATGGAACATCATCGTTACCGAAACCAACGTAGAACTGTTCTTGTATTAATATTTGATTCGATAACCTCAAATCAACGTACCATGTAGATTTAACACTATCAAGAACACAATCATTAAGTGTTAGCCCTAAACTGTTTACGTAGTCTGTAATACGGTTATTTAATATAGAGTTAAAGTTTGAAACTGACACATCCCCATTTAACCAAGGATATATAAAGAAATCAACATACTCAGTATTACAATTGTAACTGAATATGTTCGATACAATTTCACAAGGTTGTGCAGGTACAGGAATAAACTGACATCCTCTTTGTCTTCTGTAAACAAATTTCTGTTTGTGAAGTACTGAGTTTTCATATTTTATACCTGTATTCCATATTGTCGTCGCGGGAACCATTTGTTCAACCAACTTCATCCAATATGGACCCATACCAACTACATAGTCAATTAACTTTTGATATGTATATTTATTATTGGGTATTCCAACAGTTTGTTCAGATTCAATATATTTCCAAAATATAGATTGTAAGTTTGGATAACCGCCTGTCTTACCATCTGTTATAAATTGTCTATTTCTTGTATTAATCATGTTCTGCCAAAAAGTTTGGTAGAACTCAAAGAAAGTTTTCTTTTTGGGTTCAGGGTCTACGAAAGTAGAGTCAACTCCTCCAGGTACAGGAAAATTAACTGTCAATCCACTTTCAGGAATTGGGTAATCAAATTTTACTGACTCATCCCACACATCATAAACCAATCCTTGACCAGGGTTTAGAGCAATTTCGACGTTTTTAACGTTCAATACTAATTTTTCTGTGTCAACAAAATAATATGCATTATAATCTCCCCCCGTTGATATTCTTATTTTGTTGTCATCTTCGAGCCAAGATTTTTTGTTATCAATAACTTTTCTTAGTTTGAATCCTTCTGTCATGTATGGAAACTGTCTATACACATCAAGGTAAAGTTGTCCATAAGTAAAAGGCTCTAACTGAGTTTGAATGTCAAAATTCTGACCCGTATAAACCTGACCCGTTATTGTAACTTGGTCCGGACTTCTGTGTTGAGGAGTACTCTCATACCAACCAGCACCTTTTTGAAAAAACATATCTTCAGTCGGTCGTGGTGCCCTTGGAAACCCAAACTCGTCAACTGGATAGTCTAATCTATCCACCACAACGTCTTGGTAGATGTCAGTTGTTGTAAATGCAGTATATAATTGTCCTTTTATACTATATGTTTCTCCAGGTAATAAACTTGGAACCTCTTGTTGATAAGTTCCTCCCGATATTTGAGCGAATTCTGTACGGAAAGTTTCCATATTCACTCTTTGGTCGGCAAGGTATATGTTTTCGTTGAATTCTATCAACGCGTCTGGAGCACCGATTAATCTTAATAAAAATTCAATTGACCTTCTCGTCCCTTTTGATTTAAAAAGGTATGCGGAATTCAAAATCAGATTTCTATAAAATTGATAATTCAACTCGGTAGGTGTGTATGGTCTCGATAGACCTTCATATTCATTTAACGCTCCTCCACCGAAAACACTTTGTAAAAAGTTTTCAGTTGTTATCGGTGAAAAGTTCGAGGACCATCCCAAGGTTTGTGATAAGTTATATAATAACTGTGATGGTATATCATCTTGCGGTAAGTAGTTGACAGAATTCATGTATGCCAAAGCATCAATAAATTGTTTGACTTGGTCGAAAGACCTTCCGTATATTTGAAATATTTTTTCTACTTTCTGTCCTAAGGTATCGAAGTCTTTCAAAGAACCTGAAACTAAAAAACGAGAAATTAAATTCGTTTTAAACTCATCTAAGTTAACCGCAATTGCATCCAATTGTGATAAGTAATTATCAAAACTTGATGACCTAATATCCAAATTCCAAACACCATCTTTAGGCCATGTCACAATTTGTTCTGCAATATAAAATTGACCTGAAGCGTCCTGTTGGGGTACCTTAAACATTGCCGTGTACTCAGGAGTTACAAGTCTATTAAGTAAAAACTTTTCAACTTCATCGAAATCTTCTTCAAACACTTTATCTACCGTTACCGTATTAGGTCTTATTTCAAAATCCTCATACCACGTTGTTGCCGTGAGTCCAAATGGTGCACCGGAAACATACAATCCTATATAACCACTTGATAATGAAATTGATGGTTGAAAAGAAACTAAATTATATTCCACTTCATTTAGAGATATACAATAACTCAAATAAGTGTTATTTAGATTTCTATATATTGAAGTTTCAAGTTCTCTTACTTGTAAGTTTGTTGTAGCACTTACACTAAAATCAATATCAAAAGGGTTATGTATCCTGTCAACGTTAACCTCAAGATATGTCTCATTTTCTACAGGGTCATAATCTATATTTACAGCAGTCGCCCCTGTAGTGAAATTTATTTGTGTAAATAAAATATCTAAAGCTGCTGGAAAGAAATTAATAATTCTTGAAGCTGATACTGCAAACCTTTTTGATAATGAACCATACATGGTGAAGTTCAGAACTTCAGAAACATCATAGTTAGGTACAACCCTGAATTGTGTCTGTTGTATGATTCTACTATCAAATAATGTGTTGACATCAATATCACTCAAAGAAATTGGTGAAGAAAAAGCACCAATATTAAAAGTTCTATTAACTTTTTCAACAACTGATGTTGTAAATTCAAAGTTACCTTGGGTCAAACCTCCTCCCGTTACCGTTTGTAAACCAACGATATCATCCGAGAATGTTCCTGCACCATTACCAGGTCTCGGGGGATAAAAATATTTGTCTCTGATAACCGCCATTAACTTGTGATGGTGTTAAAGTTTTTACTAAAATCAATATTATTACCTCTACTTTGTCTAACCTCATAAAGAAGAGCATTAAATTGGTCTCTAATTTCATAAAGGTTGTATTGTCTGTAGATGTTATTTTGAGAGTCGTAAATTGTATAGATACCATCATCAATCGCTTTGGTCTGATTACCGTAAAGAGCAATTGCAAGAGAAGATATATCGTATTCAACCATTTCAATCTCTAATGTTACAGGATTGAAAAAGGTATTTGTTATAATAATTTCTTGGTCGGGTTGTCCAATAAACGGAGTTGCGTTAGGTTTGTTGGTTGGTGAAGATGAAGGTGATACAGTCAGAAATAAAAGATTTGATTGACCATCAACATATCTATACCTTATAGCTTTTTGTGTAGTATTAACTTGATTTGTTACCACAGGTTCACAATAAAACGAAGATGTAATTATTCTGAAGAAGTTCGGTATTTTTGAACCGTCATTATTTAGATATTCAATTCTAAATCCTACAAGTCCTTGTGGTACAAATTTATTTAAAGACGCTGGCGGGACATTTGATAAATCAATAACAAGACCTTTAACATTAGGTAATGCACTTAACACACCACAATCCGTAATTACGGTTCTTATTTGAGCTGGTCTCAAATAAAGTGTGTATATTCCGAGTTGAGTAAACTCATTTGCAGGTAATGTTAAATTATATAAACCACCTAAAACTTCTACTCCATCATTCCCTCCTGTTGCATCATTGTTGAAGTAAGGTCTTAAAACTGTTGGAGCGTCCAAGGTTTTTAAAACGAAATTATCTGTCACGTCTCTTGAAGGTGTATAGTTCATTATTATCTGAACATCTTCAGGTGAAACGTCACTTGGCCTTAGTGTTCCGTATGTACCGATTGCCATATCTAAAAATTATATTTAATAAATAGTTTATGTCTCAAAACCCTCTGCGGTTTCTCCACCATCTTTTTCAACTATATTGAAGAATCCGTATCCATAATTTTCCAAAGCTCCTAAACTACTCACTTCTCCCAACCTTTGGATTCTTTCATACCCACTGTTTTTACCTCGTTCAACAAAAACATCTGTTTGAATTTGTCCTTGGTCAATAATTTTCATCAATGATTCATCTTTTGTAATAGGTCTTGCTTCTATATTATCTTGAGTAAATCCTGACGAACTTGTAAAAAATAAAGTGAGTCCATTTGAATAGTCGTAATAATCAACGTTTTGTATAGTGTATGCAGTGTAAACAGGGTTTATATTTGTAATGGTACCGTATATTTCCCCATTCTTTATGATTGGTAAACCAACCCTTTGTTGTGGCGTGAATTTACCATATGGTTCTAGTTCTGTCAATCGTGAGGTTGTTTGTGAAGAAACAACAAATGGTATTGATGTGTATCCACTACTTACCTGAGCTTGCACAGTATTGACCGCATCACCACTAAAAATATAATCATAGCTAATTGGTGTTGCTGACCATGACCCGATATTCGAAGTGAAGAACGCTCTACCCTTAGGATTATATATAATAGCATTTTTGAATGGTGTTATAATTGTCTTGAATACTTCTACAATACCCCAAGGATTAACTTGTCTTAAAGATATCTGATATTTTTTGTTTGCAATTGGATAGTTATGAGACGTAAAATTAGGTGTATAACCTGTTACAGTTTCTATTGGACTACCATCACCCCAATTTATAGAATAAGATGAAAGGTCAATAAATTTTTGATATTCACTTGAAGTGTTATAAACTTGATATGTGTATGGTGAAGTCGTGGTTGAAGAAAAAATAAAATTTGTCACTACATCTTTTTGAGAAATCTCTCCGTCAAATGGGCTATAATATCCGATATCTACCGTACTTTGATTTAGTAAGATAGGTACAGTCAACCCTGTAAGAGTAGACGTTCCATTAGGGCCTGATGAAATAACCTGTGACATTCCTGAATAAACACCAAAGGTTTCTCCACTATATGTGACTTGGCTAATGTCTCCAAGTATTGTTTCAGGTGAAATTATTATTCTATAAGAATCACTCATGATAAAGGTGGGTTTAGATATTCATACCATCTTATTGGTGTTGTAGTACCAACTCTTTCATTTGTTTTGATATCATATATACGATAAACTTTATCTATATAATCTAAAACTACTCTGTAGTAAAAGAAGGTAGTATAATCAAAATCATAAAGATTACTCCCTAAAGTTGTGTTTGTAAAAATAGATTGTGGTTGATTAGAAAGCTTAGTGAAAGAACCTGTTTCCGCATTGTAAAACTTTGCAGTCATGTAGAATGTGTTGATTGGTATAAACTTCAAACTTTTAAGCCAATACAGAAAAAAACCTTCTTTGTCTCCAATATAGTCCAAAATGAACTTTGGTTTTTTAATCGTAACAGTATCCCTTGCCATTCCCGAAACCATCTCACTCCCTTGTGTAGTTGGAATAATTACGGTGAAATAATTCTTTTGTCTTTTGTCATCAACTGTGTCATAAAAATCCAATTTGAAAAATGACTTTGTAAAACTATTAGAATAATAAAAAATATCTTGTACCGTGAATCCTTCTCCTAAATAACTATTTTTCCAATTTGTTCGGTCCTCTAATGAACCTCCTGAGTAAAAGTAAAATTCATAATCGACGAAAGTATTCTCGCTGTTTTCATGCTTATCATGTGGAAACCTTTCAACTTCAAAATCATAACCTCTCCCTAAAACTTGTTCGACCGCTTTAGTTTCATATTGGTCTATAGCATCATCAATTCCCTCCAAGTCCCAAGTGAGTTCTATCGGAATATTAATCTGCTTATTCAGACCATTTATTTGCTTTATTATAAAATTATTCACACTTATCTATTATTGGGTCAAATGGTACATTCAGTCCGAATAAACCATCATTTATATTATATCCTTCATTATCAGGAATTAATTTAAAAACAAAATCCTTAAACGGGTATTGAGCATTATTCATAAATGGATAATCTACACCAACACCTTCGGAGTCTATGAAACCATATTGGTATGAGTCTCTCCATCTGAACTCTTGGTCTGCGTTTGAATAATATGCGTAATTTGGAATCCCCTCTACTTCGTTCACAGAACCTGTTTCTACATAATCAGAGAAGGTTCTTAAGGTAATAGGGTTATGTGGTTTGTAGTAGTAACCAGGTGAGTTGGTTGTCTGACTTTCAGTAGTCTTGAAGATGGTTTGATTATATTTTATTTTTTGATAATAATTCGAGTATACTCTTTCAACTTGTAAGTAATCGTTCCATTCACATAAGTCACCATCTATAATATCACCAACTTTAAGTGAGTTGTTGTAATAGAAAGTTCTTGTCACTCCATCAGTATTTTGATATGAGGAGGTTGTTATATTTGTTTTGGACAATGTATTATTATCATCCCACCAAGAATTATTTGTATTCGTTATATTAAAACCCCAACCTTGTTTCAATCCTGAATCGAAAAAGGGTTTATTGAAATAACCTGAATATCCTTTATTAATTATTGTCAAATGTAATTCTGTTACAGGTCTCAATTGATTGTCCAATAGTCCCCCTATGTTAATATCTATTTTACCTGTAAAAGTATATGAACTTGAGCTAGTCTTTTGAGATATCCTTGTGATTTTATTTGGAGTAATTGAACTTAATTCTAATTTGAAATCATCTTTAAATGGATTTTTTTCAAATCCCGATTTAGTTAGAATAATTCCATTGGTATCCAAAATAACTTTTTGTTGTCTTACATAATACTTTGATTTAGTTTCGTTAGGTATTGACGCATTTACCACTCTTCTAAAAGTACCAATCATACCATCGAAAAACGTATTCCCCGTATAACCTATATTATAAATGTTGAATACGTGAGATTCACTATCAAATTTTTCGTTCCCTAATGAAAAAACATCAAAAAGAGCTTGGGTTCTATATAAATAAGGTTTTCCGTTTACAAATATTTCCACCGATTCTCCAGCAGATAATCCATGAGGACAAATACATTCGAAAGAAATTAATCCTGCACCATTTTCTGAAGTTCTTCTTATTTTAAATGGTATTCCATCAGAAACATTCCAATCAAAAAAACTACCATTCAAACTTGCAGTTATTCTTTTGTCTGAAATATTTTGTGATGGATATGTTATATAGTAATCCCAATTATATGAATACGCACTAACCGCCTTGTAATTGATATGTGTGTTATTAATGTCGTCTCTGTAAAAATCAAATTCGTAATACTGTGGGTAACCATACCAAACTTTACTGAATATCGAAACTTGTGGATTAACATAATACAATTCATTTCTGAATTTTGAATATTCTGTAGTACCGGTAAGTACGTTATCATAAACGTAAGTCATTTTGAATGTGGGTCTAAAAACCGTGCAACTCTGACGTTCTTGGTCATAGACTTCTGCCAGACTTACGTTTGTAGTCCTATCGAACTCAACCATAGATTGTGCTTGTTGTTCAAGTGATAACTGAACCTGCTGGTCTATCAGTGGTGCAGATTCATAAGACAACCCGCTTGGTATAATTCGATATCTATTCATCTACAGAGTATTTTGTTTTAAACTTATCCAATGCAGTTGCACCTACTGTTGTTCCAAAGTAAAAATGAAAAGGTGCCCCCACAATAAATCTATTACTATAATAAGGACCCTCAGGCCTATAGTCTTGACTATACTGGTCGATTGTGTCACCATTAACATTGAAAATATAACCTCTCTCACTCAAATCATTTTGTAAACCTCTAGCTAAAAAGTAATGTTCAGGATTTGTTCTATCTAAAGATTGATATTGGTATTGAACTAAATCGTTTCTCGAAGTTGCCCAATTGTTAATCTCTGTTCCGAATATTTGGTCATTACGAGTTAAACTCCATCTGTAGAATGGTACCATTTGTGATTTAATTCCGTAAGAAAATGGTGCCGAAGTATGGGTTGGTGTCGGTCTGAAATTAATTCTTCCTGGTGTTATAAAGTCTTTGAATTGTAGGTTTTCTGTAGTTGATGAAAAGAATATTCCCACCGTAGGTCGAGAAGGAGTACCATAATAACCTAATGGACTTTCTTGTCCGGCATCAACACTATAATATTCAGGTGAAAACTTAATAACTCCTTCCTCCGAATTTATAGAAAGGAGTTGTGCTAAGTCCCCATCAACCCTTCTTTTATTCCCCAAGAAATTTTCATTTCTAGTAAAAAGTTCATTTATAGCCGAGTTACCTATCAATCTCGATAAGAAACTACTATTTATGATTCTAGATATTACAAAAAAGTTTATAATATCTGATGTGTCCGAATAACTGGTTGGGTTCAACTCTGTCATGATATACGCATCAGATGAAGGGTCAAAACTTATTTCTCCATAGAATGAATCTTTATAACCTAAATCTACAATAGTCGTAGGAAAAAGGAGATTTGTTTGGTTGACCATTGTTGCGTCCCCAACAGGATTTGGCTTACCAATGAACTTTTGTCCGTTATAAGGACTACTCCTAAAGTAAAAATTATTACTCACTTTTTCATAATAGACAACATCCGCACAATATTTTACATCACCAACTTTGTTTTGGCTATTATAAAATGTGTCAACTTGGATTGGGAAAGCATACAACGCACCATTGACCCAATTGTTTGTGAAAGTTTGTGAAAGAACTCCACGACACAAGGCATAGAAAAATCTGAATCTATATCCCCACTCTGAGAAAAGTCTTATATCTCTACCGACACCAAATAATGGTCGTGTAAAAAATACATAACAACCTTTTTCAACATTATCGTTTTGAACACAATTTGAAGATATACCAAAATTATTACTGTACCCCGTGTAACAGTTGAATTGAACCATGTTATCACAATCGAAACTACTCAGAACATTCACGTCCGGTAAACCTTCGACATCTGGTGGTACTTCTTGGAAACCCGTACTGTATATAGGAACTAAAGTACCCTCTCCTTCATCGGGAACCTCGTAGAAAGCAAATGCTCTATTCTGTTGAAGTAAAAATGCGGTGCTATTTGTACCTACTCCATCTAATTGGTCTGAAGACGGTAATCTATCAGTTCTCATTACATTTTTCGTTTTGTCTGAGAATTGAAAAGGTGGTATAGCTGGAAAGTAATATGTGACATACGAATAATATCGACTGAACGAATTTCCCCCAATACCATTACTAGTGTAGGAAGCATTAGCGTTTATATCTTCAGCCGAATCATATTTTGTTGGTGTTTGTGTAATAGAATATTGATAACTAGTTGAAGGGCTAACTCCTAAAGCGCCATAGTAATTTTGATTACTAACAAATGCACCACCATCAGAATATGCAAAACCATAATAATAAACCGTATTGGAAGTAAATGCAGAATATTGTGAGCCAGGTGTGAAGAAATAAGAATTATAAAACATGTCGTTTTGTGTGAACGATTGCAAACTTGAATTCGGTGAGTTCAATTTCTGTATCGGTATATTTAATTTGGTAGATGCTGTAACAACATATTTCGGGTCATCAATTGTAGAACCGAATAGAACACCCAAATTATAACGATTTGTATATCTTGGTGAATAAGGGTCTACCCCTCTTTGTAAGATTACTACGTATTGGTTATCAAAATCCTCATAAAGTTCTCTCAATTTTATTGGCTGTCTTGCAAATGACGCTGTTTGGAATGTTCTCCACCCCAATCCCCCTTTGATTTCGGGAAATATAGTTATTGTAGAATCTAAAACTTTCGGTAATGTTTGAACTTGAGGTATTTGTGTCTGTCCTGTTAATTTAAAATATTCACTCACAGTAATTGCCGTAATAACCTGAAAATATTCCCTGTCACTTGGATAAGAATAGTTGTCTATTGTTGACCCTGATGGTAAATTATAACTTGTCGTTATCTCTTGTAGTTGATTCGAAGGGTTTGCGTATCGAACGTTTATTGTATTCGGTCCTACGACGGTATTACCTGTTATACCAAAATCACCAGTAACTCCTGTAAAATTGAAGTTGGGGTCTAAAGAGGTTTGTGGATTTACTGTTGTAAGAACTGTACCAGCTTCATATGGATTCGTTGCTAAAACTGTTACAGTATTATCTAAGTGAAATGTCGATGTGTTGTTTGAATGGTCAACAGCAAAACTGACTTTCACCCTATTGAGGTTTGAAAAATACGATACTCTACTATTGAAAATATTTATTCTTTCTCCGAAGGGTAAATCAAGACTATATGCCCTAAATTTATCATCCTCACCCTCTTGAACGTTAGAGTAAAGTATCTTGTAAACTGTTGGGTCAGTGCCATCAATATTACCTCCAGTTGCTTGTGAGTATATACTTGCAATTGCCGTTGCGTTTGTTGAGTCGCTACCAGCAGCAACTAATTTATTGAACCAAATCTCATAATATCTATTCGGGTCCGAGAGAGGTGATAATTGCCCTTCTGAAGATATTACAACGCCTAATCCATCTGTACTTGCGGGTCTACACTCACAAGCATCACAATTTGGATAAGTTACCATAGGTAATCTTATTGGTAATCCCCCTTTCTTGGGTTTTCGAAAAGTTAATATCCTGATACCATTTATTATCTGATAAATCAATCCTACGGTAAAATGTGCAACTAATAAAAAGGCTAACCCAATAAATTGGAGGTTCTGAAAAATTAACGAGAATAAAAAGTATAAAAAATCAAAATTTTTAAATCCCTCATTAACGGGAAATTTATTTACAGTACTCGAACAACTATCGTCATCAATTTCTTTAATACCTATGAATCTAGCTCTACCTCCTTGTTTATACTGGTCTATTAAACTTGCAACAGTATAAACTCTATTGAAATTAAATTCATAGAAAGTATCTTCACAATTAACAATTGAATCTATTTTATTATTTGATTCTGTTGTTGATAGTCCTTCAGTATAACCAGTCCAATCCAACCCAAAATAATAAGAACTACGTTGTTGTTTGTATCTGTCACTATTTATTGGGTCATCTGAAGGGTCATCGTTTGGATTTTGAGTCCATCCATATTCTTTAATATTGGGAACTAAATAATAAGGTCTTCTAACTTGAGCAGTGAGTTCTCTCGATTGTTGCCACTTAATTTTAAATCTATACTTAGCCTTTGTTGGAACTCCCACATTCGGGTCAAATGATATAACTCTTTCACCAAACTCATTAGTAATGATATAATCCAAGTTCATCGGTAATTCAGTCAACCATGTTCCATCTTCATCGATTACATTTCCAGATTGTTCTAACTGATATTGTTCTAATATAGGGTTTCCGTTTGTATCTTGTCTGATTGTTTGCCTAATAGCTAAAATTTGTCCCGGTCCTGACACCAAGTCACAAAGATTACCCATATTATCTCTTGGTTTGCAATTTTTTCTCAACCTAAATTTATCTGCAGTCGAAAACATAGACCCCATAAAAACCGATGTGGGCTGAATATCTATATTTGCATCGTCTCTCAAATCAAAGTCAATTCTGTTTACTGCAATTTGACAAATTTCAGGTTCTCCCCATAAAGGAGATATTTCGGCTATTTTTGTTAATCTAACGATTTGGGGTAAAGAATTCAAATCGGTCGAAGTCCTAAATTCGTTTCCACTAACTTGATTTTCTGTTGCTCTTCCAATTCTTATTAGGTCTTGTGGTGTAAGTGAGAATTCACCCATGTCCGACAAATCAACATCCATAACAAGTCTTTGGAATCCTAAAGGAACTCCGAATATCATGTAGTCTCCACTCTCATTGGTCTTGACAGTAAATTTGAAATATTTTTCGTATATCTTTGAAGCAACCGAGTTTGTTAGAACATCTCTCGAACTTGGAAAGGTCCCTGTCGCCGCATGTTTACTATATGACTTTTCATATGGAAGAAGATTGTATCTATACCCATCTTCATTTTTTTCATCAATTGTTCTGTAGGGATAAATTGTATTAATTGTGTTGTCTAATAAATCTTCTTCCTCTACAGGAATAAAAACAGAAACCTTCGCATTTGGGATACCCAAACCGTTATTTGCTGTTACTCTTCCTACAACAACACCATAATCAGCACACGAACGTGTATAAACATCCGCTTGTTGTATCTTAAGTGAAAGTATTTCTAAAAATTCGAAATCTTGGTTAAGTTCAACATTGATGGATTTATTTATCCCAAGCTCAGTTCGTATACGATAGCTTTGACCCATTAGACCTTTAATCTATAAATAGTTTAGGGCAAATTTTTAAAAACTTACCAACTTAAATCTAAATGGGATAGAAAATAAATAAACCTATTAAGAGAAGGTTGAAGATTGGAAGTTCTTGACACTAACTTTGATATCTCTGGTCGGATATCTAACTTGGTATACTTGGCTCGGTTCTGCAAACAACGTGTCATCTACGGGTTGTATCTTTCTTGTTTCTGCATTTTCATAAGCCATAGAAGTTTCTGCAGATGAATACTGTCCACCTACAAGATTATAAACGTCTAATCCTGTAACAGTAATTACACCTTCTTGGTTTTGTATGATACTTTTGAGTTCCGAAAGATAAACATTTTGACCCAGTTCTCTAATCTGTGGGTTAAGGTATGCCGAAACCTTGTTTACAACATCAGTTATGATTTGACCCGAATTTTGTGTTGCTTCTAAAACGACTGAAACTTCGATACTCAAATCAATTACCTGTGCAGTTGTTATAGAAATATAATCATTCATCATTCTGTAATTAGAAAGATAGTCTGCTATATTTTGCCTCAAAGTATTAGAAACAATATTTGTCAATTTACCTGAACTATCATATGATAAAATTTGAACAATAATTTTATTGTTATTCTCTGTTATTGAAACCTTAGCTGGCGAACCAAACTCAGGTGGCATATTCCTAATTATTGCCTCATAGTCTTGTACTGTAACAGCTCTTTTTTGTGCGGCAAAATTGAATGATACATAATTTCTAACTTCTTCAACATTTGGCGCATTTGCACCTCCGATTGCTGCGGTGATATTCACACACCTTAATGAGTTGATAACTGAAGAGTTTGTAATCTCCGAAGGTCCGTTAACATAGAAATTTACTGTACCTACTTGATTAATTACATTTGTACCTAAGTTAGTTGCAAGTCCACCACCGATTCTATATTGAACGAATAACGTTGAATTTGGTGTCAATGTTGACCCTAACGCAAAGTTATTGAAATAATTATTTATCGTTAATGGAACACCTAAGTTAGTAAAAGCGTTTAATTGTTCTTGTGCGGAAGTACTTCCTCCACCAAATGTCATTTTTTTAAAACCTTCTGGTGTAAATTCAGAAATAAATCTGTTACTTGTCTGAATGTATTTTCCAACTTTAATACCGGGTTGGTCTGATACTTTTGTTGGGTCTTCAATGAAGACTCTGTCCTCGGCTAAAGCATCAACCTCATACCATTTATTTTCCAAACCTAAAAACTCAGCAGCTGTCGGTACATTTGTAAAATCTGTACCATTTTTCAATAACACGCTTGTTATACCTAAAACATTTTTTTCAGGTAAGAATAACTCAAAGAAAGGTCTAACATCATTAGCTGAAATAACTCTTTTGAAAACTTTAGTTATACCATTAACAACTAACTCTCTCTTTGTTATTGTATAATTTATTAATATTCCATTAGAATTAAAATTTGGTATTTTTAATCTATTTGGGAAACCTTGTGCATTGTAAGGAGAAGCGAAGTTAATATCATAAACATTTTCAAATACAATCCCCGCACCTGAAACTTGTGAACCTCTTACTAAAGTTCCTAAATACCTTTCGTCTTCTTTATCCCCAAAAACGGGTACAGTAATAGAAAAATCAACCAAAGAAACACTCGGTTTCAAGTTTGGTATTTTTAATCCATATGTTCTTGCTATATTATATATAGAAGACCTTTGTTGAGCATATTGGAGAACTGTTTCTTGAATACTTCTATCAATATGATAATGTAGGTTGTCAGCAACAGCTGCATTTAAATCTAAGAATACTGAAAATACAGATGCGTCATTGAAATCTTGTATTAAGTCAGGATAATATTGTTTGACATAATTAACTAACTCAGCACGAATACCTTGGTAATCTCTGACTGTATATGAAATTTTGTTATTGGCCATCTTAATTAAATATTGATTATTACAAAATCACTCTGAGAAAACACCGAATTACCTATTGAGTAATCTATTCTTACTTTAGCTGTATATTCGTATGTTCCTTTACCTGGTACCCTATATATATCCCAAAGTCGATTACCCTCAGTCCCTGTATAATCCCCATCTACTTGGTCTTCAGCGGTGATTGGTTCTATTGAAACATTATTCAATATCAAATTAGGTAAAAATTGTTGCACCGAGTCCCTGATATCAGATTCAATCGCACTAAATGTCAATCCGTCAAATGGTTCAAAAATATATTCATATAATCTTGTCCCAAAAGTTGGTAAAAAATACCTCGACCCTTTCCTAGTTAGAAGTAAATGAATTAAGTCAGACCTTATTTCCTGTTGGTCAAATTCTGTCAAAGCTAGGTAGTCACCCCTTCTCGAATCTTGGAACGGAAAATAAAGACCGTATGTAGTACCATCTGCCATATTACATAAATATACAACGATTATTTTTCAACTAAAGTTGTATTTCCTTTTACACCTTTCGGTTCGTATGGACAATGTCTACATCCACCATGAGAACCACAACAAGTTCCTCTCTTAATATGATACTCTTCGGTGAAGACTACTCTGTTATTTTCAATGTAATAATCAGAAGGGAGAATCTCATTTGGATTCTCCCTTTCTTTTTTTGTATTTTCCATAGGTTATTATACTAAAACACAAGCTCCACCTGCACAAGCCAACTCACCACTCAAATCTGTTTCATCTTCCATTTCAACAATCTTGGACAAATCAACTTCATGTAAAGTTTGCATTAACTCTTCATATCTTTCTTTTGTGCAATCTTCGAAAGGTGCTTGAATATATGTTCCTCCATCATATGGTAATACCGATAGTCCATTGTAGTGGTCTCTATTTTCCCACATCCACTCACCTACTGCCGGCCATTCGTGTTCACGAATAGAAACTGTTGCAGATACGTTATGAGAGTTACTACCACTTCTATGCCCTGGTTTAATCCAATCAACATGAACCTTTTTCACTCTATCTAATAGTTGAATTGGTGATTCATTTCTTAAAATTGACCCTTCAGGTGCTTTTTGTGGAATACCGATAACCGCAGTGTCATGTGGTCTAAAATATTCATCTTCAACTAACTCAGGGTGATTTTCCTTCAAGTAAGTATAAATCGCCTCATTCTTACCAACTCTTACTCTTCTAATATAGTAATCGTTATGCCAAGCATGAATTCCTGATGAAGTACCTAAAGTAAGTGAAGTTGTACCTGCAGGTTTTACTGTAGTTGTCCTTGCTGCTGGATTAATTCCAAGTAGTTCCGCAACTCTTTTATTTTCTTCTTTGACAATTTTAGATGCCGCCTTCATATCTAGTTTTAATACTGCACCCGAACCAATTCCTGTCATCGATACGCCGATAAGTGCGTCTTTCTCGGTTGTTCTTTGCCAAATAGGTCTTAAGTAATGGAAGTTAGTGTATCCTGCCTGAAGTGTTCCACAGAACGCCGCAGCTCTTACTCTGTCTTCAAAATCTTCTTGTGATACAACATTTGATACGTTTACTTCTGTTAGGTTACAGAATTGGAATGGTCTCAATGCGATTTCACAACAAGGATTAGTTCCCCAATCTTTATCGTTAGTTAAGTAAATACCGGGTTCACCAGCTCCGCTCGCTTCAATTCTCTTCCAAAGGTCCATGAAGTAATCTTTTGTAATTTTGTGTCGGAGCAACACAGCTGAGTTATTAGCTCTACCTCTTTGTGGATTTGTTTCCCACCAAGCACCTGACTTACAACCAATCATTTCATCATCAGTTGCTGAGAACAATGAAATAAGTGCCGCTCTTCTGATACCACCGGCCAATACCGCATCTGCAATATGACAAACCATATCATGGACTTCGATTGGTCTTAATTTTTCACCGTTCTCTTTTGAATCTAAAATACCTTCAAGTTTGATGAGACATTCTTTCAAAGGTTGTGGACCAGGTGCCTTTCCACCTGATGTTACCAATCTTGCCCCTTTAGGTCTGATATCACTGAAATCGAACTCAATATGAGAACCACCGTAGAAATATGATTTTACTAAAATTTTCACAGCATCTGCCCATCCTTCGATTGAGTCAGCAACTAACCATCTTCTTTTTCTTTCTTTGTTTGGTTTTAGAATTTCAGGTAATGCTTCAACATGATGTTTTTGAACAGAGTATCCAACACCTGTACCTCCGAGCAACAAGAACATTACTTCAGAAAAAACTCTCCAATCATCTATTGGTGCAAAAGCACAATTATATATTCTATTTGGAGAAATCTCAATTGGTTTACCCGCAAATTGCATTGACCTCATTGATGGGAGAACTTGCTTTTTAAACACATACATGTAGTTCTCTCTAATTTCTTTTTCTAAGTTAGGAAATTGCTTGATATGCATATCCATGTTTCTTGTGACTAGTTCTTGCCACGTTTCTCTTCTGTTCAACTCAGGAATATACTTAGCATACTTCATGTATACTGTAATATCACTGAGAATCCTGTTTGAAATGTCCATTTTAAATTTTTTTGTTTTGTTTTTTTATAAAAAATCGGTGATTTTAGTTATAAATATAGGGTCGCACAATATACGACCCATATTTTGATTAAAAAAAAATAAGTTTTTTTTAAAAAAAGTAGATATTTAGTTTGAAGTGTTTTTTGATTGTTCTTTTTGTTTTCTCTTATCAAGTAACTCTCTAACCCTATCTCTTTTCTTTTCTTCTTGTTGTTCTTCGAATCCTAAGAAAGTTACAGATGACTCAGTATCAATCTCTAATAATTCATTATTAAATTTACAATTTTCGAATACAACTCCGTCTTTACCCAACCTTGATTTAGTAATTGCTATTGTTGCTAAGTTCATCTCTTTTTGTTGTAGAGTTTTAGCAATAGAAATAATTACGTGACCTACTTGAGCTTTTTTGATTGACCCTCCCATTTGGTCGGTAGTTACAACCTCAGATGAAATCGAAGACCTGTTACCTTGTGTTGCAGTCCACCCTACTAAACTTAGTTCGTGACACATTGCCTCAAACTGTCTCATTACCGAACCTTCACTTTTCCATTCATCTTTGTTTGGATTTTCAGGGAGAACACAATCAATATAATCTAACATAATCAAATCGATTTTGATTCCATCTGCAATCATCTTCCTAACCTGATTCTTAATTTGTAACATCGTCATAGTATCTGATGGTAACTTTCTAAGAACAAGTCTGTTCTGCATTGTTTCTTTTATTTCATGGATTTTATCCATTACTTTATCCTTATGTAAAACTAAGTTATCTGGTTCTATACCCGTCCAAAGTGTGAAATGTTTCCTTTGGATAATTTTGGGATTGTCTTCGAAAAATACTTGAAGTACGTTGTATCCGTGATTGAATGCAGTATTTGCTATCTTGGTTAGAATTGTTGTTTTACCGACACCTGTAGGAGCCAATATGACACCAATCTCACCTTTAGCTAGTCCACCTTTCAGGAGTCGGTCGATACCTGGTATACCCATCGGTATCGGATGTCTAAAGTCTTCATCAAGTACGGTTTCCAAATCGGAGAACACATCAGACATTCCATCAGAGGTTTGTCCAACTTGAAGAGCGTCTCTTACCAAAGTTTCAACTTTATCATAAGATTCGAAATCACCTTCGTTGATGATTTTTTGAGCCTTCTCCATCGCCTTCTGTAATTCCTGTTGTTTACAGAACTTTAATCCTTTTTCTTGAACAAAGGTTACTCCCTCGAAAGGTGCCGATTTTATTTGTTTTAGTGTATCCAAAACAATTTTAGCAACTAACTCTTGTTGAATTTCTGATTTGACAATTTGTTCTATTGTCTCAAAGGCAGGTGTGGACTCATATTTTGCATAATACTCTTTAATCATCTGTACAATGATTTTGAAGTATTTGTTATCAAAGTAAGAACTTTCTAAAACATCCATAATGGTGGATGAGAATGTCTTATCAAGGATAATCTGATTGATAAGTTGTAACTGAAATGTATTACCGAGGTAATCGAAATTTTTCATAGTAGAACTGAGCCCCTCTATTAATTAAATACTTACTTTGATAAGTCGTATTCTAGATATTTGAAAGATAATTTGGTTTCTGAAAAAATGTCAGTTAGAGTTTTCAAAATTTCTTTCAAGTATGGTCTAACATCCACGGTATAACGAACTTTTGGTGGGAACATTTTTCCGTCAAAAATTCTATGACAAATTGTCTGGTCATTGAATTTTACATAAAGGTTAAAATACTCAGGTCCGTCTGTGAAAGATGTTTCCATAACTGATGGGTCATGGATGATTGACTCTTTGTTATCCATCATGTAGATAACTGTCTTCATTTTTAAGTCATACTTCAGTGTATCCGCAGTTCTCTTCATAAAGTCATACAACTCTAATGAATTTTTTGCCTTCGGATTAAATCCTTTGACGTTAAAAAATCTTTGGACAACAATGTTGTCATTCAAGGTTAATAGGAATTCTAATTTAGTAATTTCCTGTTCTCTGTTCATTTTTTGTTTTTTTGGTTATTAAATTTTTCGTTTTTCTTTTCTAATCAATTTCATGAATGGTTTAACAAAGTTGACCCAAGCCTCATCATTTTTTGGTAGAAACTTAAATAGACCGTCAGAGACCATCATTTTCATCAAGTTTTTATATCCCCTGTTTTCGGGGTCAAAAACATCACTATAAATCTGTTCGACAATTTGTTTTCCTTCATCGGAAATTAAAGGTTGTTGTAAATCAACAAGTTTTTGGTTAGTAATAAAGTATTCTTCTCCAAGTATACCTCTTTTTGTTGTTCCCGTCAATAGGTTGCTAATCAATTTCACCTTGGACTTTTGCTCGATTTCTCGTGCATTATTGATTATTTCATCTATAGTGCATGGTTTATCAAACATCTGAGGAAAAAATTTCATCATACTTTTTTCACCAAAAAGTTTTATTCCGTCTATGTTGTCTGATTTGTCGCCAGTTAGTACTTTATATACCATAACATTTTGATGTGGTATATCTATTGACCCCATCTTTATTTTATCACCGTACTTATAATATCTTTTTTGGACTGGCGAATAAATAGTAACTTTCTTAGATATGAGTTGCGTTAAGTCTTTATCTGCAGAAAATATAATAACTTGTTCTTCCTTACATATTTGTGTGTAGTAAGCAATTAAATCGTCTGCCTCATTACCAAACATTTCAACTTGTCTAACAAAAACTTCTTCAAGATATTCTTTTACTCTTTGTTTTTGTTGGAGGTAGGATTCATACTTGAAATCCATCATAGATTGTCTACGGTTTGCCTTGTATTCAGCATACAGTAATTTCCTTGCACTTGAATTAGATTCGGCATCCCAAAAGACTACAACCTTATCATGGTTATGTTCTTCCAAAAATTTTCTTAGGGTGTTTATAAAATGAAAGATTCCACCAACATGTTCAGACTCATTGAATAAGTCTTTAACACCGTGGAATCCTATTTTGAATAAATTATCACCGTCTACCAAAAGGGTTTTAGTCATAATCATTCTATATTATTAAACATCTTCTTTTTCTTCTTTCAAGTCAAAATCACCTTCACTCCCTATAATATCTTTCCAATAGTCAGCATATTCTTTTTTGTATGACTCAATTGAAGCTTTCTCTTCTGTAGAATCCTTACCAGCTAAAAATCCATGTGGTGTTACAATAATCTTACCGTCATCAAAACCTAATCCATTTATATGGTTTTTCATTACCGATACTTTGGACCTGATTGCAAATTTAACGCTCCTCTTATCTTTAGTCGCAGTAATTTTAGTTGTACCAGCACCTTTTTGGTTTCCAAATAAAAATACTAATGATGAGTTTAACCAAACTGATTCACCACCTTTAGCTTTGATTTTTGGTTGACCGAAAGGATTATCTGGAAGTTCAACCCAAGGTTGGTTAATAATGATGAGAGTATTTTCATATTCAGTGTCTGCCTTTCTTGAACCTGAAATTCTTTGGTTGATGCCCATTCCAATTTTATCAGAAAGAACAGAAGCATTATGTTGCTTTCCTCCCTTACCTTCATAAGTCATCTTACATGGAACCGAACCAACCGAATCCCAAATAAAACATAGACTATAGTTTAGTTCCCCTTTTTCTTGAGCATCCAACAACTGATTTATATAATCAGTAATTTGTTCAATATAACTAAAGTTGTTATTGAAAAGGAAAAATCCATCCCAATCCATTTCACCTGTTTCCTTATCAGGAACTTCTTCACAATCGAAACCCATTAGTCTCGCATGGTCAAAACTCCATTTTTGTTCTGTGATTATAAAGACAGGTAGTATCCCTTTTTTTTGAGCATCGACCGCAGATTTGACTGCCGCAGTAGTTTTTCCTGTATCAGAGTGTCCTAAAAACATATTTATGTGTCCAATAGCAGGACCAGGTATGCCAACAGCATCCAAGAAATCTTGACCTAAATCTAAAAATCTTTGTGGTTTATATTTTGCCGAAGTTGAAAACTTTTTCTTAAGACTGCTAAATTCAGTTTTTTTAATTGCCATAAATTGTAGTTGAAAAAAGGACATAAATACTCGATTGATTTCGGTACTTATGTCCTTTGTATTTTAATTAGAATGGTAAGTCACCATCAACATCCGCATCCGCTTGTGGGTCTACATAGCTTTTCTTACTTCCACCCATTGATGTCTCAGAGTCCGTAGAATCACCGTAAACGTATCCACCTCTCTCACTATCCCATCTTGGAGTTTCACCTCTTGCAATAGCCTCTAAATACTCCACAGGCTTTTTACTATAAACATCTAACCAAGTCAACTCATCATCAACCCATACTTTACCTTGTTTTTTGTCTTCGTGAACGGGTGATGGGTCATCATACATGATTGTTGATACAGTTGTATACTCTTTTCCTTTTGGAGTTTTAGACTTAGTCAATTCGATGATGAGGTCACGACCTTTTTCAGGGTCAGTGATATCACCCTTGTTTCTCCAAATAGGAATAATCTTATCCAAGATACCATCGTTTTTATAGTTGTGTTTGAACCTCCAAAACTTTGGTCCTTCTTCTTCCTTATCTCTATCAATCACTTTTACAATGTAAAACTTACGTGACTTGTATTGTTTAGCCAATTCTTTGTCTGAATCTTTACCTGTTGAAATAAGTTCTTCGTAAACTTCATTCAAAGGAGAACGTTCGTTATCATTTTTTCCTGGGTCGTAGAACTTCTGCCATTTACCACCCACTTGAATTTCGTGATACCAAGCTTCAACAAATGGTGAAGAACCGTCTTTAGTTGGTAGGATTCGAATTCTTCTTTGTCCTGAGTTTTCTTTGTCTCCCAAAATAAGAGCAAAGTATTTTTTCATTCTTTCCTCTTGAGACATGTTAGATTGGGCCCCGCCCGATTGTTTTGATTTTTCGTACTGTGCCAATACGGCGTCTAATGTATTCATATTTTAAAATTTATACTGCAAATATAATCACTATTTCAATATCTGTCAAATAAAAAAGGTCACCTAAGTGACCTTTTTGAATTAATATTCGTTTTCCGCTGATGGTAGAAAACTGTCTTTGACCTGTTTATCAACAATATCAGTGACTTGGTCGGAAGTTAAAACGTAATCTTTTTTGCCGGTTTTTTCCATTTCTTCTTTTTTATCTTCAAAGAAGTCAGAAAGTTTCTGTGTGAATGGATATGAATCGTATGTTCTTAGTTCCAACTTTTCTTGTGGAGTTTTTTCTCTATACTTTTCAATCTTACTTTCGAGAGAATTTAATTTACTAACGATAGAATCCATTTCAGAAAGTTTCTTTTCTAAATTTTCTATTTGACTGAATAAATTATTGAAGTAATCTTCTTGTTTCTTTTCTATTGTCTCTTGTGACTTAACTAAATCCGTTACATCCAATTCTTCAGTACCTCCACCTGTTTCTTCAGACTCACCCTTGTCATCAATTTTTTCAACTTCAGGGTCTGCTTCTACATCTATTGGTGTCGGTGGTACATCAGGTTGTGGTGCTTCTCCTGCTGCTGGTGGTGCTACCTCTGTACCTGGTGCTGGTGGGGGAGGTGCTGCACCCGCTGTTTCAGGAGCAACTTGTTCATTCACATAACTATTTATGAAATGATACCTTTCTATTTCACTTAATATTTTCTTATCGATTCCCATTTTTATCCGTTTAATAATTGTTTAATACCTCTTGCGGTTTCTACCTTAACTTTTCTATTGGTGTAAACTTGGTGTCCTGCTCTCTCAATCAATCCATCTTTTTCTCTTACTATGTAACAATCACCAGTATCTAAATCACAAACTTCTTTGGTTCCATTACCCATATCCTCCTCACTAAACCTAACTTGTTTACCCAAATAATTGTTCAAAACGTTATTTAAATTCATAAAATTTGTTTCCTATAAATATATGTGAAATAACAAATATTAACATCCTGCGCCAGTTGGATTACAAGTAACGCCATTAATTATAATTGTTTTTCCATCAGTTCCTTTACTATAACAATTACAACAAGGGTTCTCGGATATAAATTCAAACTGACTAACCGTAACAATGTCATTAAGAATTAAGTCTTCGTCAGGACAACTGAATGGCATTATGCTTCTAAATTGATTTTTTGTTAACCCGAAGGCAGGTACATAGATTTCAAAAACCACAATTTTTCTAGGACTACTGTCTGACGCAAATGATAAGGCTTCTTTCCATCCGCCTTTAGCACTGATATAATTACCATAACTTGTAGGTTTATCCAAAGTACCTCCACTCAAAGTAAACGAACTTATTTCTGTTCTAACTCCATTCGAATTTAAGAATAGTTTTACATCATAATTTTTACTTAAAGTTCCATTAAGTAATGCCAATCTACCACCAAGTTTCGAACCATCCCTGTAATTTACTGAGAATAAAATTTCATCAAAAACGAAAGCATTTGTAAGTAATACTTTGTCAGACTCTACAGTATTTGGAGGTGGTGGTTGTTGGGTGACAGCACTAGAATTATCAACGAAAACGAAAGGTTCTGTACTTTCAACTGTGCCGCCGCTAGTTATGATTTTAATTTTACTTGAGGCTTTCGTAATTGGTGTAAAGGTAATACCAGTTGCACTTATTAACTGAACTGTAGCTTTAGCTCCATTTAAAAATACTTGTGTGTTACCAAGAAGATTTGTTCCTGACAAACTAATTGGTTGTATAGCTCCTGAAGTTGTTTGACCAGAAGGTGAAAATGATATAATCGTTGGTGGTAAACATTTTGGTTTACCTGAAGTACTTGTACCCTGATTGTTTGTAGGATTACTTTGTCTTTCAGGGTCATTTGTTCCAACTGTTCCTTTCAACAATTTTACAGCGTCGATTTGTTGTATACCTAACGTTGTGTTTGTTGCAAGTTGATTGAATGAGTTCAAACCAGCTGTTAATTTTTCATTTATTTGTTTTATTGTAGAATTAGTAGTTCTTCCCGAATAGAATGAAGATTCACTTATTGAACTTTCAGTGTTCGGGTAGTAACAATTATAAAATAACCATAAACCTTCTTTTTCGATTAAATTTCTTCTCTGTCTTAATCTTTCATATAAAAACTCTACAAACTTATCGGTAGAACTAAAAACAGCCCAAGGATAATCTGTTGTTTTATTTTTAACACACATATATGTTTTTTCAAAATAATCTTTATATGTGGGAGAAAAATTAATTATCAGATTTATTGCAGCACTATAGTTATTTCCATAACCCATAAACTTATTTTCTTGATAAGTTGTTACATAACAAATAGAATATATAATAGCCTTCATAGTCATGTCCGTAGCATTTTTCTTAATTAGGACATCATTTATCGAAGATATCATTTGTTCTGGAGTTACACTTGTTTTAACAAATTTCGTACTAACAAACTGATTATTTTGATATTCTAAATTTACGTTATTAACACATGAATTTTCCGGACTTGGTGACTGTTTAGCATCTGAAGCTTTTTTATCCGCCTTTCCTTGGTCTGTAGTTGGTGGTACCGATGGTTTTTCCGAACTATTTTTTATAAGTGCTTCTACCTTCGTTAGTAAGTTTTGATTTATACTTTGGAGGTATTTGTCAATTTGTGGATAATCGAATACTGCCTGCCTTATTCCATTAAATTGTGTTTGGAATGAACCTGGAGTTATTGTGTGGACAACCTCCTGAATCATATATGGTCCGTTAAACATAGGAACATGTCTAAGGTTAAAATACATTGTAGGTTGAATCATTGCATTACCTAATGATATAACAGTACAAGGATAACTTCTTTGGTTATATAAATTATATAATCCTACGTTTTGTGTTGCATTTCCAAGACCACTTGCAAGTGTTGCCATGTTGTATACTTGTGCTATAGACTCAGCAGTTGCTTTACCTGAATCTTGTCCTACTTGGAACGAATAAAATATATTTTGATTCCTTACTCCAATATCAACATTGAACCCAACACATCTATTAGATAATCCCCAATCTGTTTTCCCCTGTTGATTTTCAACTAATGGGTTGTCTGAAGCCCTCCTTAAATCGAATGCATCTGTTTTAAATCTATAATAGTTGTTGTCGGGTAATTCCAAATAATTAGATGGTTTACCTGTAAAGAAACAAACCATTTTTGGACCTGAATCTCTATAGTCAACACTTAAGAAAGTTCCCCATAAGTTGTTAGCAAAATTTAAAGTACCTTCAGGTTTCCTATTCGAGATTCCATCAACATCTTGAACGTTATAAAAGTTAACATATGCAGGTAGATTCATGATTGAAAAATTATTGTCAATTAGTATACCTGCTAAAAGTGTATAAACACTCATAACTTCGTTCATGGAGCTTGTCGATAACATGCTTTTGAGTCTGAAAACGTCAATTAGTAAATCATCACCTATATTCCTCGAAGCTCTATCTAAAAAAAGAATGTCTTCGAATATTGTTTTACTTTCATAATCTCCTCCTGCAATCCACTTGTCATTCAATGCTTTGAATGTTTCATATATTGTAACCTTTGATTGTTGTCCGTCAACAACCGACTGTTTTGTTGTTTCTTGAACTTGACTTTGTCCATCTAGTTTTAGCCTAAGTTCATCGAGTATCTTATTTAAGAATAAATCTTGTAGACTTTGACATTGGTCGATATATTGTTGGAGTCTGACTTTAAATCCTCCAACGGTAATTAACTGTAATTTCTGAGTTGCATACATCTTTATAAGTGGTGCAAGTATCTGAATATTTGGAACTGAAAATTTAATATTATTGTCTATGAAAAAATCTGTAATGTAAGACCCTTGGTCTTTGTACCTCAAAGCCTCAATTGTCGAAAAACCAACCTGTAATTCTAACTCTAGCCATTCTTTCGGGTATTGTTGTTTCGACAATTCGAGGGTTATTCCTCCTGTTGTAGGAAGTGAACCTTTCACATAAGGTTCGAAGTTTATCGGGTCGACAAGTTGTGGTGTTGTGTTATGTGAAAGAAAAGATGCAAAAATTCTCCTATTGTATTCGGAAGGATTACCATATTTGAATACAATATCATATTCCATGAAAGTAGTAAGTTGATTATTCACAACATCAAACTGTTCTCCAATTGTTTTTGTGAAAAAGGTTTCTTGTGGTATATTTGATGTATTAGGTTTGACCAACATCATATTTTTGAAAAGTAGTTGAAAGTTTCTGAAAACATCATTCGCCTCTGAGGCAAAATTGTTGTAGGATGAAACACTTGTATCGGTAATATCTGAAATAGGTTTACTAAAGTTTAAAAACTCTTCTTCAAACCTATCTAAAATATTTTTTTCAAAAACACCAAACACATCATCAATTTTCATATAATTCTCTAACTCAGAAAACCTGAATGGGACCATTTCCGATGCATTTGGTTGATATGTGTTTAAATATTCGTCGTATTTAGGTTGTTTTATCTTTGAAGTATCAAAATACCCGAAGTTGGACGTTGACCAAAATAGTCTGGCCGAACCATTGAATACCGCCTTGTTCCCTACGAAAGTATAACCATTCGCGATTCCCTCGGGAGTTACCAAAGCTTCATTCGCTTCATTTATGTTTGCACCGAAAGACGGTACAACATACAACCTTTGTATGTCACTAATTATCGGTGGTTGACATTCTTGTGTTTTTGCACTGAACTCGATATTTGCCGGAAGCAATACGCTCCAAGGATAAACATTGAAAGTCGTGTCGTTGAGTCCTGTTACGTTTTCTATATTTCCTCCTGGCAAATTGGCAATCTGTAACCCTCTATTCACAAGACTTTGTAATTCTTCGTTTGTATAATCCTTAAATAAGTCGTATCCATTATAAAAAACGTTGAAGTCGTTTAAAACTTTGGGATAAAACCCTGGTTGTATTTTATATGTTAAATTATTGTTTGCTTGGAGTTGAATGTCTATTATCTGTGATTTATCCTTATTACCACTTGTGTTAGTAAAAGTATATTTTTTCCCGACATTTTTGGTAATTGGGTCGTAAGCCGAGACATAATCAAAGTCTTTCCAAACTTCTGAAATAATATCTACACCTGTCTGTTTGTAGGTTTTATACCTGTGCCAAATAGAACCAAACTTGAGAATCCACGCATATGGTAATTTGTGAATTGCACCAAATTTCTTCAGCACTGCAAACATATAATTCATATCATCTAAACCTAAGTTTGTAGAAATAACTACGTTGTTCACATTTCCAACTTTAGCTACAGATTTTAACTTCTCTCTAAGTGAAATAAGCGGTAAAGAATTTAAAAAAAGATATGCAGCAACTTTATATGGTGTTTTATTTCCTCTTCTCCAATTATCAACCCCTTGTAAGATTGAATTAACAAAGAAGGGAGTGTTCAACATTGATGTTGTTGTCACAAAGGGTAATCCTCTACCCCAATAGAAAACCGCAGGTGAGTCGGTAAACGTTTTACCAACTGTCATCGGCAGTGTATTTGGGATTGCTAAATTATAAAAATTACTCAATTGAAAATTGTTTTGAACACTCGTCGTTGGGTTTTGCGGTTTTTGAAATGTAAAATTTGTTACGGGTCTATTTACATTGTAGTTTTCTAAGTCAGTAAAATTTGAAATTACGTTCTGAGGTTCATAAATTCTTAAACTTTCCGTTGTCTGATACCTTTTTGGGAAAATATTCGTATCGTTTCCAACTAAGTTGGTGGCACACCATGTGTTATCTGTAAATGGATATGTATCTATGATTGATAATACGTTTGGTGTTGTATCAATAATATTTTCTAAAAGGACCGAATACTTGGCTAAATTATTTTCCAAAGTTGGTCCTATATCGTTCAACTCTCTAATTTCAAAAGAGTTTCTCAGATATCCGTTGATATATGGTGTTACAAAAAAATCTCTACTGTATTGTTGATATAATCTACCCGTACCTTGGTTAGAAAAACTGTATAAGGTATTTTGGTAATTTTGAGCTGTTATTTGATAATTTTTGAGTTTGTACTTTAAGTAAGGAGAACTATTTCCCAAACTTGTGATAATGTTTTCGCTTTCATAGTCCCTTACTAATTCAACCAATTTAGTTGTCATTGGTCCTTGAACTCTCCCTAAACCCGTATAAAAAGATGTCAAATATTGTCTTTCCCAAATTTCATAGAAAAATTTAATCTCATCCTTATTTCTATACGCAATATTGTTTTGAGGAAATTCTAAAGAATTTATATTCAATAAGTTTGTTGTTGAAGAATTTTCTAATGGTGGAGGTGCAATCGGTGATTGAAACTTTTGAGTTAGTCCTTTCAAGTATTCTTCAACAAATTCCACTTCAGGCCAAACGTCATATCTATTACCTTTGGTAACATCAACAACAGATGGGTCAGCAAGATATTTCAACTGAAACTTACCTTTCTTATCTTCATTTGTTTCAACAAAAAATTGTGGCCAAGGGTATATTGGTATGTTAGAACTGTTCAAAGTTGAGTTTGTAGATGATGATTCTACATTTTGTTTTCCATCAGAACTTATTGCTGCAGACTGATTGTTCAAAATTGCACTTCTTCTGACAGGGTCGTTTCTCAAACTCCAAGACTTTGTATGAACTTCGTCCATAAGTCTAATAAAACCTTCCGTGGAAGCCATAATAATTGCCGAAATATTTCTTACCGTTGGTCTGAATCCTAAACCTATCTTATCATCCTCTAATTTTTTTGCAAGTGTTGCAGTAATTTCAGATTCGTAATCAGTCAATTTTTTGTTTGCTTCAGCTTCCATCGACCTAATTTTATCTATGAAGGTTTGTAAGTTGAAAGTATCGTCTGGCAATAACTGGCTTTTTTCTGAATTTTCCTCTTTAACTAACTTAGGTAGAAATAAAGTGGTGATAAGGTCTACCGCATCGTTATACTCCTTAGAGGTATCATTTTCGAAGAAAACCCCTCTCTCCTTGAGAGTTTCTAACCAATTTATTTCCGCTCTATTCAACTTTGGGTTTGTGAAGTCATCTTTACTAATTGTATTATTAATAACAGACTTGGAGCTCACTGTACCTAAAGTTCCATTTTCCGATAAAGCTTTATTGTACTCTTTGATGTATTTTTCTAAGTCACCAATAGCATCTGTTTTGGCTTGTTGTGAAAGACCTTGCTTATAAGTAAATCTTTTCTTACCATCCTTCATTACTATCGGATTCGGGTTTAGATATGTATTAAACCATGAATCATTTGATTGATATATTTTTTCGTAATATTTTGTTAAGTTAGCCTTGTAACTTCTACAATCCGTCAATGGTTGAACATCAGCTTGAGTATATTGAGACATGATGTTTTTCTCAAATGTGTCTATTTTCTGAATTAACTGATAAAATGTAATTTCGGGAAAGTCAGGCTCTATTAATGCTTTTGCCTTGTATTCACTGTATACTTGTGATATCTTTTCATACCCCCTCTCACTTACCACAGAAGTGACAATATTTTGTTGGTTATTTGTTGGTGCAGACGCCCCCTTTCCGTTTACAGAATCTTGTTTGACTTGACCAACAGTTGGGTTTGAGTTCACTGTTAAATCATATCTTTTGGAGTACATGTGTGGTGTTGCCAACAAATGGCCAACTAAGATTTCATTTAATATATTAAATTTATATCCTTTGAACTCCAAGCTCACTTGGTAGTTACCACTGAAAGAGTTAAACCTTGCATTAAACTTTTCTAAATTAAGTTGATACCTGATTGCCTGTCCATAGTAACCTTTAAGTGTTAAATAGAAAGGTGGATAAGGTAAATTGAAAAATGCCGCATAAGGTGAATTATCACCCAATTGAAATAATGCTCGTCCTTGTACGTCTTCAAGTTCTACAGTAACACTTGGTATGAAACTAAGTCCAACCCTAACATTTATACTTGTTATACCCAAAAGCCCATTATCAACAGCACCGTCAACCCCATTGGTAACAACACCAGCTTTGTAAGATGCTGTTTTTTCTCTTGGATTACCTTGTATTGTTTCTGTAGGTTGATTTACCCCCATACCATTCAAACCTGTTTTTGGCGACTTACCTGTCGTATTCAAACCTGTCAATTCGTCGTAGTATGAAGTAGAAAAATAATCTTTTTCGTTGGGTGCCAAAAAATTTATCTTGGCTATCGAAACTGTGGTTGCCGCGTTTTGAGGACTTCCACCTACAGCCAATTTTGTTCTTGGTAATACTTCCGCTTCCAAATTACAAAACATTACAAGATTCTCGTGGTCAACAAGTCTTTCCTGTATGTTACCATTCGCATCAATAGTTTTGTTGGGGTCAACTACAATGATGTTGTTGTAATCGAACTCAACCAAAATACCACCCGCGTTATCTGGAAGTAAGTTACCTACCATAATAATAAAAATAATTTTCTAATGCACCTTTATAGTCTTGTAATGATGGTAGAAGAGGAAAAGGAATTGTCAATATTGCACCGTCAGGTATATAGTTCTCCAAACCTCCAAACTGTGGATTTGCTTGTAAAATAAGCCAACCAAAGTAAGGACTACCATAAAAATCTTGAGAAACCTTATCAAGTCTGCTTCTACCGACCTTATAAATAAAAGTCTTGTCTGATGGTTTATTTGGTAGATAAACAAATGGTACAACGGTCTGTTGTCCGTTGATTAGAAAATCCGTATATCTATTATAATATGCAAATGGCATTAGTTAAATTTTGTTTTTGTTATCACGATTTGTCCTTGGCTATCGTTGAAGGTTTGATTATTAGTATTTGTTGCTGGTAGTATAAGTGAATTAATAAGTGTTTTTCTATTACTCATTAAAATATCTTCTGTCGTATTTCCTGGTTCGTTAGTGAAAGTCATATCTCTAACTTGTTTTTTATCAACTTCGACGAAGTTTATAAAGTTTTGAAGTTGACTTGTTTCCATATAATTTAAAAATTCTAATGCCGCTTTGTTTTGTTTTTCAAAGGCAGGTTTTGCCTTTCCTAACCAGTAAGCATCGAATTCTTTTTGCAAATCTTTATCAACGTCTTCCAAAAGTTTTGCATTACTCAAAATATTACCAATCATTTCATTTTTGAATGTCTCATATTTTTTACTGTCAGTGACATCTGTACTCAGTATTGTATATTCTCTCCTAAAACTTTGACTATTAAATTCTGAACCTGTTCCAATTGCCCTGAATGTTTCATTTTCTGAAGCCGAATTCTCTCCAGTTTCAGGGAGAATTACCAAATTGTCATATGATTTACCCTCGAAGGTAAAAGTATATTTATTATTCAATTTTGCAAGATATTGATTCAGACTTGTTTTAATTTTTACACCGTCCGTTGTGAGACCATTTAGTGTTGTACTTCCTGATGTATAATAAACTATTGGGTCTTTACCGTTTGGTTGATACCCGTCTGAGCCCGTTTGGGTTGGTGTGCCATAGGTTATAATATTGTATCTCGCGATAAGATTATTGTAACTTGTTTGTTGGTTTGTTAATCCCTGTATTACTGTGAATACTGAATTTGTGAACGTATTTTTTTTCCTATTTACCGTGTCCTTATAATTATTTTTTAAAGTTCGTAATACTTTTTTTGAAAAGTTTTTCACGTCCATATATTTCAAGAATTCATCTTGGTCTGATTCAATATCTGCTAAGTATTTTTGGAAAATAGTATCAACTCTTTTCTGAATCACGGAAGGTTTTCCGTATAGGAAAGTATCAACACCTGAACCTATTATTATTTCTCCTTTAGTATAATTTCTACCTAAAGTAGCTTGTTGTCTAATTGACTCGTTGTATTGTGCTAAAATTTCTTTGTTCTTATTCATTATATCTCTGAAATAATTCTGAGTACCTTCAACAAAATCAGACATGAATTTTGTATATGAGGTAACTCCGCTTACTCCATTTGGAGTAGAAACACTTTGAACAATATTTCCAATTGTCGTTGAATTACTTTGACCAGGGTTATTTTGAACTTGGTTCTGTGTTGGTGGTGCTTGTTGTCCGTAGAGTGAAGCAAACTCAGCATCAAGACTTGCTAAACTTTCTGTATCAGTTGCTTCCGCCCTATCATCATAAACTTCGGTGTTAGCATAGTAGTTGAATGTAAGCGCATTCTGTATTTTATCTACCGCATCTTTAATTCCACTTCCTCCGACAAACTTGAATCCTAATGTAACATTCGCAATCATTGGTTGAACACCAATACCTTCAGGATTCAAGTCTAAATTTTCATACTGTAATTGTAATGACTCAGGTATAATTTTAGTATTATAAAAATCTCCTACTCTTAGGACAAGTACAGGTGGTGTACCAAAAGCGGTATTCACCGCATTGCTATAATCTAAAACCTGTTTCCCATTTACTGATTTTATTGTCGGTATTGTGTCACCAGGTCTCATGCATTGATTCAAGAATGTTAGTCTCGAATTCAATCCTTCGGGTGTTGTTGAGTGGAAAGCGGGGTGGAAGAACTTTAATTTGTCTTTCAAATTGTCGTAAACCATGGGAGTGTCTTCTTTGATACTTTCAAAATAATCACATTCTGTGAGTAACAGTCTTAAAACTCTTTTCGACAAATTATCCGCAAGCCTTGTTCTTTGAACCTCAACAGTTTCTGTTGTAGTTTGTTGTGTTATTTGTTGTACCGATTGTGTAGTTGTGGTAACCTGTGGTTGTGTGTTTTCAGGTTGTGGGTCTGTAATTCCCTGTTGTTTCGGTGTTATTTTTACATCTGTAATCGCAACTCTCCTACAAGCCATAGCGTTTACTGTGTATATTTTTTTTGTTGCCGCCTGACTATCCTTAGTATCTTTTGTACAATCGTAGGTTTCAGAATTTCTAGATATCATTTTGGCGGTCACTTCCGATTGCTCTCCTTTCGCAGACTCAGTAAAAGTTATTTTATTTGGCCCAATTAATTCCCCCAAAGGTTTCTTACCAGTAACAAATGGATATCCCAAAATGAACTTCCTAACTGATTCATTTCTTCTCTCAGAAAGACTTTTATTGTACGCCACACTTGCCGGTGCAGAAGCTGTTCCTGATAAGGTAAAATTAATAGAGTCAATTTGGTCCGCCACTTCATAAATTTTATCTAACTGCTTCGTGATTTCACTATAATTATTTTTTATTACTTCAGTAAAAAAAGTTTGAACCGCGTTTGAGTTTGATACATATGGTGTAGTCTGATTTGGAGCTTCTTTTATATATGTTGGTTCCTGTTTTTCATAGATAGTATAATACTCCGTATAAGCACTTACAGTCCCTTTTGGAATATCATTATCAAAATAAAATCCTCTACTTTTCAAAGCATCTTGTATCGGTTCAACTGAAAGGGATGGGTTTGCTTTTTTTGGATTATTTTGATTTGTACTTGTATTAACTCCCGTTTGAACATCTCTCTTAATCCAATCTACCTGTTCTTTTGTAAGTTGTTTTGAATCTAACTCAGTTTGTATGACATATAAATCATTCGGATTTGCCAAAGGATATCTTTTGGCCAACTCATACAAGTCGTATTTCACGCACCCAGCAAAGAAAGATTCCAATAAACTATTAATTTTATCTCTATTTGTTTCATTATTTAATACTTTGTTGACAACTAAATTTAAAACTGATGGGTGGTCAACAACTATTTTCCATGAAAGACTACCACCCCTACTTGTGTTGCTATAAGTGTATATTGGTTCAGGTCTTCCGATAAAACTTGAATCTTTCCATGAAGCATTTGTGCTTTCACTGAAAGTTAGTCCATATGGTGGAAACCACATAATTCTACCTCCATTAGGTCCTCTTTCACAGACTGGCAAGTCAGAATAAGTAAACCCAGGTTTGGAAGAACTTCTCCACGCCAAATTTTCCAAAGAGAACATATATTTCTTTACATGTCCATCTGTGTCAGGATTTCCAACTAAATTCGTCGAATCAGCGGTACCATCTTTTTTGTTCGGATAAATGTTTAAATTGTATGTACTATCTAAAACAGAATACGAAATCTTTCTGTTTTGTGTGGTTATGCCTTCTGTTTTCTGTAAGTTAGTATAGTTGAGATATGGTATATCTTTAGCAAACACTCTACAATACTCTACTCCTCTCTCCTGTCCAATTGCACCGGTATATTTGATAACCCTAGAACCTTTAGTCAATTCTTTATATCCATCATTGAATACTTTGCTTACCTGGTCTATAGCATTTCCAACGTGTTGTAGTCTTCTTCCTCCTGCAGGCTGACTATCAATCAGCTTCTGTGTGTCATCTAAGATTGAACCTTCCCTAAATTGAAGGTTATTCGATTCTGTATTTACATATGATGATGGTCTGAAGTTTTCGTCTATGTCTAAAATCTCTCCTCCGATACCAACTTTCTTACCAGCATTTGCTCTATACTTAGGTGATACCCAAGTGAATCCTCCTTCAATACCACCACCATCACTATAGGTTGGTCCGTTTGCACCTAACTTGACTTCTCTCGAAGGTCCTTCGTATAGTTGGGCGAGTTCTTGAGGCCCATATACTGGTGATTGTACTTCTCTCGCAAAGTTATCAACGGGTAAATCACCTCCCGGTGAGAAAACTCTTGATGGCTCCGATGTTATAGAACCAATATAGTAGTTACTATTATTTGTATTTGTTCCAACTATGGCACCACCAAGTCTATCGAAAATAGACCTGTTATATCCAGGTTTAAATCTGTTATAATCTAAGTTACCAAATAACCTCGATTTCTGACCACCACCCGTATTTTCTAAAAATATTTGAGAACCTGTTTTGGTTCCTCCTAATAATCTATTGAAAAATTTTCCTGTAGTACTTCTTCTGAAAGCATTACCTAATTGTTGTATTGTTGTTGGTTGTCCTATCTGTATAGACGGGTCGAAATATGAACCAGGTATGGGTGAAAGTGGTATGATTGAACCGGCTAGTCTTAATGCAAAATCTGTCGCAGCTAAAATTGGACCGGCCGGAACTGTAATTTGATAGTTGGGTTCAATCACAGGTATTCTACCTGTTAATAAACTAAGAACATCTGTTCCACTCCTAACATTGAAAATGTTAATTCTTCCTGTGGTCCTTTGTATTATTTCCCTACCAATTCTTGTTTCAAACTCCTTCCTTAGAATTGTTGCTCCAAGTCTAGCAATGTATGAGTCAGAACTTAGTAGTCCATTACTACCCAAAGGGTCTGGAGACAAAAGTATGGATACTGGATTGTATGATGATGGGTTAAAAGTTGAGGGATATGGTTGTCCATTAGTTGTTCGGTTGTTATTTAGTTGAACTGTCTCGAGTGTTGCAATATATTCTCCCGCATCTGTAACGTCATTTGGGAATGAGTAAGCGTTGACACTTTTCCATCTTTTAGCTTCTATTGGTGCTTGGTCTAAGATATTAGCATCTTGATAACCATATTCTCCCTCGTTTGATTTCGTACCGTTGAGAGAACCTGGGTCGGGAACTTGTTTGTACCCTCCCTCCGCTCCGTATTGATTGTTTTTGTAAAGTTGTTGAGCGAACCTCGGTTCGTCTATGAGAACATCAGGTGAGTCTATTACCGCAGAATCTGATAGAGTTGTATCGTAGTCTATTGGTGGCGTAATTCTACTTGGTGACTTTGGATAAGGCACAAGGTTCTTTACGATAATCTTTTTTCTGAACGATTCAGAGTTTACGAGTAATGGACTTGCCATTTATTTCTTTTATAATAAATAGATTCTTTGAAACTTTTTATTAGGCGGTGGTATTCTTCATAGAACCGAAATTCATGGTTTTCATTTTTTCTACAACATTTGTTGTGAATGTTTCTTTAAGTCTTTCACTATTGACTAAGTTGTCCTCTATTTTTGCGTAATCCATTCCTCCGTCCCCTTTAATATTTAATTCGAAAATTGCCGGTTTTGAAGGGTCAAAACTAACAACAACCTGTTTATCACTGTCAACCATTGTTGTTTTTATCTCTCTTACAATTTCAGTTACCGTGGTGTTTCCCATGTTGTTTGCAACTGGTGTTGCAATTTTTCCCACCTTGGAATCTAAGTTATCTATTTTTGTATTAATACTCGAGGTTGTTGTTTTAATCTCACCCATAATTTCACCCGAATTATAAGGATTTGCGTTCGCCATTTTATCTACATCTTTAACAGACCCTTTTTTCAATTTACTTTCGTCGTATTCTTTCTGAATAAATTTTTGGACCGTTCTGCCAATCTCAGTATTGTTGTTTGCGTTTTCCTGTAGGAACTTTTCTATTCCAGACCTTAATCCCTCGTCTCCTTTGCCTTGTAAGTGTTGCAGTTCTTTGATTGCATTTTCAACTTCTTTCATACCATCTTTACTCAAACCCTCCCCTTTACTCATTGCACTTACAAAGTTTCTGACAAGGTCCATAGATTTTTCAGCTCCATCTCTGAACAATTTCAAATCAACACTAGTTGCAAACGCGTTTGAACCTGCAGCAAGTACTCCTCGAGCACCCTCTGCTCCTTCTCTCACAGTTGGTGCAGAAACAATTCCCAAAACTACTTTATCCTTGATTGACCTAACATCACTTTTGACTAGTGTGAAAGCATCCAATTGAGCTCTCTGCAAATCTTCGACGGTTTTCGGACCTTTTTTTTGTTCATCTATTAACTTATCCATTTGTTGTTGGGTTAATTTCTCCAATTCCACTTGTTTGTCGTCGATAGTGATTTCATATTTACCTCCCTTACCCATCTTAGCAATATTTGCCAAATATTTCTTATCCTCTTCGTTTTCAAATTGTATGTCAGGTCTAATTTGTGAAAGCTTCTTATCTAAATCTGCCGCATTCAATGCCATTTTAGAAAGTTCTTGACTACTTAAACCCGTTTGTTTTTGTAATTCCCTCATCATCAACATACCCTGAGGATTAATTTTAAACTGTCCTGCTTTTTCATCGAAGTAAGCAAATTGTTTGGACATGTTCACAATACTATTTTGTAAACCTTCGGGGTCATTCAATGATTTGTTCATCAATTGGAATGGGTCTGTCAAATCTCCCGCTGAAACACCTAACCTTTGGAAAGCTGATGCTAGCTCTATAGCTCCTTCTGGGTCTAATGCTTTTTCCGCCAATTCCATAGTAGTTCTCATGTCTGTTTTTAACATTGCTGCTTGTGCCGCCATCCTTGTTAAACCCACAACACCATCTTGAAAATTAAACCTGTTCATAGCCGACATGTCACTAAGAACGTTACTCATTATCTGTCTTGTGTTCCCTCCAACACTTTGTATGTATTGAATTGATTCTTCAATCTTTCCACCTACTTGAGTGAATTCAACACCTATTTCCGAGAAACTTTCTACAATAGTTCCAACTTCTTGACTCAAAACTTGACTACTAGCAAATAATTTGGATACTTGTTCTTCCCCAGCTACTACATTTCTTCTTGTCGCTTTACCAACGGCTTCGATAGTTTCGACAGCATCTTTAAGGTTACCACCCAATCTATCAACTGCAGGAGTGGCATCAGTAACCGCTCCCATGAGTTCTTGCATTCTCTGTCTACCAATCCCGAATTGTTTAATCAACTCTTCAGCACCACCAACCATGTTAGCAAAACCTGCAGTAATATCATCACTGCCAATTTTTGCTTCCTCATATAACTGTTTGAGAGCTTCGGTAAGACTTTTGACTTTATCCTCTTCGTTCATGTGTGATTGGTTTCTATATAAATAGAAGAAGGGTTATAATTTAACCCTTCTGATTTTCTTGAATCCATTTATCAAGTAGATATTTTCTTACAAAAATTGGCATTTTCTCAAAATCAGTCCAACTTACTTTCAACAATGTTGATAAGTAATAGAACTCATCAAGTTGTCCCTTCCTATAATCAGAAGAAAGGGCGAAAGAAATCAACCCCAAAACCAACATTGACTGTAAGTTTTTCTCCTGATGGGGTTGTTACTATTTTAGACATGTCAAGTTTTGGCTCGTTGTCATTCATAAATTTCTTAATATATTTTGAATCTGCGATTGGTAATTGTTCCACAAATTTAGCAATTTCTCCTTTGTCTTGTGTACCATTAACTTCAACTATTTGTCTTTGTAGTTTTAAAGTTACATAAGGAGCGACTCTTCCTTGGGGATAGGAGTCTATAGTTTTACTTATTTCTCTGATTTCACCGTAAGTCAAAGGTTTCAACTTGACGGTTGAACCTGTCTTCGGTAGAGTAGTTACAAAGTGACCATCAGATGTTGGTTCCTGACCTTTTGTAATTGACATTTGGTCCAAAGTCACATTAACTTGAAATGGTTTACCTGTTTTTGGGTCAGTAGTTGTAATCATCATATCGGGACCAAAAGCTGTATTCCTCAAAAATATTAATACAGATTCAACATCACCCTCCAACATGTCTTCAACTTTCAAATCAGGTTCATAAATCTTGTTCCTAAGAAGGTTGATTGCGAGATTATCTCCTCCTGCCATAATAATGTTTTCATCATATGCGGTTAGATATCCGACCTTAATTGACTTTTTCTTGTTTTTATAAAAAACTCCCTCTGATGGTAGAGGTACTACGTCGTGTGGTAAAGAAATGTTCTCTTGACCATACATTCTTGATTGTTCATCCATAATATAAAAAATTAACCCTGAAGTTTATGTTCTTCAGGGTTAAATATAAAAAAAGTATTTATTTTATAAATAATATTAGTAAACCAATACACAACGGTCCATTCTCATAGAAGCCGTAATTGTTGCCAAACCATCTTGGTTATAAGCTAAAGTATTAAAGTTCACATCAGTCAAGAATGTTCCATAAAGAATCCACTTCTCAACAACAACACCTGTTGGGTCCAACATCTCGAGGTCAATATCTTTTTTATAACCCGCAGCATAACCCATACGACCTGTTACAGACTCAGCATGTAAACGAACCCACTCCATAAGAGCTTGTGCTGCAGAAGGACCAATTGGGTCTCTAAATGTTACGTTAAGGGGTTGCCAGTTGAATCTACCAGCTACGTATGTAGATGTGTTTAAGAAAGGTATTTCTGTAGAACCGATTTGAATATGTGGTCTAGCCGTACTCTCCACAAACCATTCGTTGATACCCAAACTTGAGGGAAACCTTAGGATGAATCGATTCTGACGTTTCGGTTCGTAAGGTATCGGCATTTTCATTAATAAATCAGCCATGTTATTATAAATTTAAAATTTTTTTTTGTTTATATGTTATAAATATACTCACAGGTAAAATTTTTCTATTTACTTCCTGTTTTAAAAAAAATATACTTATTTAACTTCCTTTTTAGTTCCAGATGCAGTAGAAAATGTCTTAACCTCTTTACCTGGTTTATTTTCAAAATGTTTCTTCATTACTTCTACATTCTTAGGGTCATCATCAGAAAAACCTATAAATGTTTTAGCTGGTACAAATTTATTTCCTATATCACTTTTTATATAAGCTTTCTTATTTAATACAGCTGCCATTCCTTTTATATAAGACACAAAATCATCCATAGCCATCACTTTTAATTCTTCAGGACTAGCCGCCCCTTTCTCTTCACCAAAACTTACAGGATGATACTTGTTTAATTCTAAATAGGATTTAATTAATTCAGAATCACTCATATCGTCTTCATCCACAAAGGTTCTATATTTTCTTAAATTTTTCAGTAACATATCTTTGTCGATTCCGTTGAAACCACTTACGATGTAATTGTAAACCGCTTTCTTTAATGTCTCAGGTTTGTGTCCTCTGGCTGTAATGATTGCGAAAATCGAACCGTTATTAATTGCCTCTTTGAAATCATCAAACGCGGGTCCTTGTTCTGCCCTCATAGCATCTATCAAAAATTGTTTGTCACCTTCTACTCTGAAGTTTCTAAAAGGTTCTTTTCCATAACCAGTGATGGTTTTACCTTTGTATTCAAAATTATTTTTTCCTATTTCATGTCTATATTCCGCAAAGTCTTTCGTGGACATTCCCACTTCTTCACCATCGTCAGTTGATAGAATAATTTCGGTAGGCATGTGAACTATGTTGTCGTCCCAATCAAAAGCATAATACTTCATATTAGGAACAAGTCTCTCACTAAAATTCTCGATTAAATAAATCATTCTAATAAATAGCTTTATATTTTATTTCTATAAATATAAAACCCCCACTTTAAGTGTGGGGGTTTATTTTTAATTGTTAAAATTTATTAGATATTCTCAAACGAGGCACCTGTAGGTGTGATAAAGAACTCTATATCAATGAATTCAAGTGCTTTCGTCGGTTTTAGATAAATTTTACCTGTAAGTGTATTTCTATCCAAATCCTCAGGTGTAGACAATACTGTTACACGGAAATCATAAAGACCTCTGTCTCTTCTGATACCATCGAGAATTGGGTTTACACTGTCAAGGAACTGTTGTCTCACAATTTGGTCGTTTTGTTCAAACAATAACCTTACAGCTACAGCTGAAATCAACTTACGAGCTTGTAAAAGTAATCTTCTAACATTCAATCTGTTGAGTGCAGAATCCGCAACTTGTAAAGTTTTGTTACCCCAAATTACAGTACCAACGTCAGAGAAGGTTGCAATTGGGTTTATTCTACCTTGATACAACGTATCTCTATCTTCTTGTGTTAGTTTCAATCTAGCTTTAACTGAATTTACAAGACCTCTCGTATAACCCGCTGACGCGAACCAAGGGAATGCGATATTATCAGTCAATGCTAAGTTTCTACAAACTTCACCTGTAGGAGGAAGATATAACTGTGTATTATTTACAGTATCTCTAACCAAAATCCATGGGTAGTAAGTTGCCGTATAATTAGAATCAATCGCTGAGTTATCTAAGTTATCTACAGCCTCTTGTGGATAGATTATCAAGTCAGAGTTGTTAGAATCTGTAGTATACATCGGATAATCCGGTGTTGTTGCGATGTATACAGAATCCGCTCTTGAGAATTGGACCATGTTAATTGCTGCTTCAACAAGTTTAGGATTGTTTACATAATCAATACTTGAAGTTGCAAATACATTAATGTTAGTTGATTCAGGGTTTTGGAATGATAAGATACCAAGTAAGTAAGCGTAGTAGTCAGTATTCGCAAAGTCTTGTGAATTTTTATCCACAATGATTCTCTTGAACATACCTTCACCTGATGCTGTTGGGTATCTTGTTGAAGGAGCGGCTCCTGCTAAGTAACCTGAAGCACCTAATCTGAATCTATCTTCATTTGTTCTAAACTCTCTGTAGATATCCCAACCATCGAATCCACCAGCAAAACATACTGTGAACTTCCTTGAGTAGATATAATAGTATGGGTTTTCTTGAGTTTCAATTTCCGCTCTGAATTCAGCATCTCCACAATCGAATGCAGTTTCACCACTTGTCACATATTCAGAACCAATAGTTACAACAGTAGCACCTGAGTCCATGTGGAAACCTTTAGTAAGGTAGTTCCAAGGTTCAGAGTCTGTTGCTATACCCCAAGTTGCCGCCGAAGGATTTCTTTTACCTTTATATTGTAAGAAAGATAAATCAGTTCCTATTCTTGTTGAGAAACCTAAGTAAGTTCTTCTAACATTATCACCAGCAGATTCATCTATTGATGCACCCGCTGCAGAAATACCGAATGGAGGATTATAAATCACTTCGCCAGGGAAATTATATTGTGTTTTGTAAATTGGAACAGGAGAAGGGTTTGCAATTGTATCATAAACTCTTTGGTCGTAACCATAGAATCCACAAGGTAATGCGTCTATTGGAGCTTCGTTAGAAAGTTCCACCATTATGTTTGTTGAAACCAATGGATACTCACCATCGAAAGAACCTATCTTTTTACCGATGAAGCTGTTAGAAGCTGGGTCCATTGTACAATTGGTGAATTTTTCAATCACTACTGGATTTTGGTCAGTATCAAAGAAGTCTCTCACCAAAACATCAAAAGATAGATTTGAGAAAGAAATGTTCGCAATAGAAACCTTTATTTGTGTGTTTGCGTCAGAACCATCTGAAATAGAATGGAATCTAAATAACTTATAAACTTTATTACCTCTAAGTTCAGAAACCAAGAATGGAGTAAGAGGAGTTTGATATTTTTCTAAATTCCATGCAATAGAATCTGAATTATAAGAAACTGCTGCAGGTAATGCAACCAAGTCACAATCTAAACCTCTAATATAACCTTTATCATAAAGTTCATTAAGTTCTACAGGATAGATTTCTTCAACAAATATAGGAACTTCATTCCTGTTTTTGTCAAAGTTTGATACACCTAAAACCTTAGTTAGGTATCTACTATCACTTAAGGAGAATGAAGATTGGAAACTGAAGTTGTCACCATCTGCAGTCACACCTGATAACAAGAAAGTTCCGAAAGGATTTTCACTAACTCCTGAGTAAGAACCTGTACAATCCATGGTCAAATCTGTTGTACCAGTAACCTGATATTGAGGGCCATGAAGTGTTGTAGAATAACTACTTATACCTCTTGAACGTAAAGTAGCTAAAACAAGATTATTGTATTCAGAGTATGCTGTACCTGAATAAGAATATACATTACCTGAAACCGTACCACTATAATTCCCACCACCGTTATTAGTCAAGGAACTAACCACGTAATCAAATGAAAATCCTGAATAATCATTACCAGAATAATTTGAGAAATTTGAATAGTACCAAGGGTAGTTATCTCCATCGCTCAAAACATTTGACGAAAAATTCAAAGAATTTACACCAAATACGTTTGTGATTGCTGAGTAAGATGCCGAAAGGCCAGTATAATCTGAGCCAATAATCGAACCATATACAATTGCCGTTGAAGCGGAAGAAGATGGTGTGTCTAAAATTTCCCCTAAGTAAACTTCAAAATCATCATTAAATGTTGAAGTTGAACCATCAGATAGTCTGTACTGAGAATTCAACAATGAATTTACAGTAGCAGGTAGTGAACCTGTTAAAGTAATTGTATTACCTGTTGAATTACCTGAGAAGTTACAAGTCCAAGGAGTACCTGAAACAGCAGACAAACCAATTGTTGCAGTGTTTACGTTCGCCTTAGCTAATATAGTCCAAGAAGGTCCAGCATCATAACCTGAAAGACCCAAAATTCTTGTTACAAAAAGTTGGTTTGATTGTTGAAGATATGATTTGGCAATGTAGGATGCCTCATATTTCGGGATTTGTGTACCCTGAAATTTGGTAGGTTCTGTCCCTCCAAAAAAAGATTGAAATTCATCGTAGTTTGTTATGAAAATAGGTTCGAAAGCAGGACCTTTAATAGTCTCACCAACCAAACCTAATGTCGTAACACCTACACTCTGCGCCACAAAAGACAAGTCAGTTTCTGAGGTATAAACACCTGGAGAAACGAACACTTTCTGATTTACTTGAGCTGTTGCCATTATTTACGGTTTCTATTTAGATTTATTTTTATTCATAAATATTCAAGTAAGAATGAAAAAACTTTACTTTTTCAAATCTATTTATAAACAGGCAGAAACTATTCTACCTTTTTTATCTTTATGGGAGGATTATACGATAACGAAATAAAAAACATTAAAATATCAAAAGAAGTACACAATATTCTAAAAAAGTATTGTGACAAGAAAGGAATTAAAATATACAAATTCTTGGAGACCTTGATATTAGAAAAGTGTAAAGAGAAAAAAGATATCTACGGAGAGGATTAAACCAATCTGTTAGCTATTTGCATAATTGAATTTTGTGAGTTATCGTCTTTAACGACCTCTACTCTCAAAATGTCATTTGTATCTAAGAATATTTCCCAAACATCAGAACCGAAATATTGGTTATTGATAAAAATATCGAAAGATGAAATGTTTGTTGTGTTAGTTATTGTAACATTAACACGGTTATCAATTATTTCACTTAAAACTGTGGTACCTGAAACAAATAAAAATTCATTGACAAATGTATTGGTGTTGGGTGGTTCCAATTTTCTTTTCCTACCAAGAGAAGGACCATCAGAAACTTCCATCATAGTAAGCACTCTTGAAATTGCGGGCTTTACTTCAAACTCATCTTCATCGATAAGATATCCTAACATTGTGAAGTCATAGTTTTGAACATAATACTTTCTTTTATCTAAGTCACTTATACTTTCATCACTCACATTATTCATTATGATTGGTACATATTGACCTTTGATAAAAGTATAAGCCTGACGAGAAGAAAATTTTTGTAATACAATTTTATTAAACTCATTAAGTTCTCTCATCCTATTACAAACAATTCTAACATTGAAAGTCATGTCTACAGGAACAGGTTGTGGTATTTTATATATGTCCATACCCTCCTGATTTCCATTCCATGTTGGAACTGATGCATAATAGAATTCTTTCCTATTTGGAATCGTATATTGTAAAGATGGATTACTTCCGTATTTAACGTCTGGATTTCTTACAACAGTAATGAACGGAGGTTTTACGTTGAAGTCTTGGTCAACAAAGTTCCATGTTTCTGTAAACTGAGTCCAGTTTTGAGTTGTTATGATAATATCGATTAACGGTACCAATTTTCCTGCAGTAACTAAACGTAAATCTTCTTTAACGAAGTCTAACATACCTCTGTCTAAATCAGAGTGTAGAACTGATTTAGGTAAGTAAGTACCATCCTTGTTTATATACTCAAGAAGTTGTTGCCTTCTCGCATACAAGGTTTTTTTTGGTTCTAAAGGTAAAGATTTTATGACTTTTTTCGGATAACCCATATTATAATTTATCGCCAAATTTATTAAAGAAGAACTTAGGAATTTCGGAATGACCTAAAGACACCGCATATACATCACTAACACCTGACTCTTTCAATTTATTTATCGAATACTTTAATGAAGACGCTCCCCACTGTCTTCCTTTTTGATAAACCAAAACGACATCTGAATTTTGAGGAATTTGAACTGATGTATATGAACCTTCAATGGAAGGGTCTATCAGTCCCACAAAATTATAACCTTGGTCTATAGCAGGATACGCTCTGAGACCTCCCTTGGAGAATCCCGAAACGGAACTTATTTTAATCCCTTGGATTCTTCTTTTGACCTCATCAATCGTGTATTGCCAAGGAATAAAACAAAAAGGTTTACTCCTCAATAAAGATAATGGTACTTGTTCCATCATCCAAGAAGGTGTTGCATAATGAAGCCCTCCGAAAACTAACGCTCCTGGTTCCGAATTAAAACTATCGGGAACTGTTACAATCATTTGACCAACTTTTTTGGTTCTATATCCTAACTGTGACATAACTTTTATATTCCTTTAAATTCATTTTCATTTACAGGAGTTGCTGTAATTGTCCTGTAAAATGGTTTATAACCACCATAGGTGTGTTTGTTATCCGAAACTACCCTACCGTCATCTGCAACAACATAATATCTCACTTTTCTTTCAGTTTCATAATATGCAAAGTAATCACCGAAGGCAATTTCAACTTGGAGAGAATCCAAATAATTTTGATAGATAGAAAATCTCATATTACCAGGTTCTTCCAACTCAACTTTACTTTGACCAATTCTTTGATTTGTAGGTTGAACAATTTGAACAAACCCTTTGAGTTCAATAGGAGGTAAGAATTGAATTCCATCTTCAGGAGCTTCACCATAAACATCATCCGTTTTGGTTTTGTACCTATCAATTCTATATAAAACTACGGTAAAGTTCATGTCCCCTTCAAGCCACTCTTGACCCATCTCAATGTCCAAGGCATAATCCTCAGCACCGAAAAACTTACCAAGTCTTGTTATAGGGACTAATTTTTGTTCCATAGTTATTTGATAAATACTTAATTGTTGTTTATATTTAATACAAAAATTAATGAGAATATTTCCTCCTACGAAAATTTTTCTAGCGAAGAGTCCTATTCATGGGTATGGAATATTTGCAAACTCTTTTATAAAAAAAGATGAAATAATCGAAGAGTGTCCTATTTTAGATTTGAAAGTTCCTAAAGGTGAAAGATGTGATATACTATCTGACTATAGATTTAATTGGCCTTACGGAACTTCCGATTGGGAAAAACAAGTAGTTGCTTGGGGATGGGGTTCGTTGTATAATCATTCAGAAACCCCAAACGCATCATGGAGGTCAAATCATGAAAGAAATACTTTCGAGTTTTATGCTCTGACTGAAATAAAACCATTTGAAGAAATATTCATATTTTACGGAGGAACTGACTATTGGTTGGATGGGAGAACACACGTTAATGTTATATGATGAATGAGGATACTTTAGAGAACAGAGCACTCGCAATACTTTCAGAATATGAAGGTTCAAATAATTTTATTTTAGAACTAAAAAGGAAATCTGAGATAAATAGAAGATTTTATCCCACAAGAAGTCAATCTGATTACATAATCAACAATCATACAAAACAACCAAAGGTTGCAAAAAAGTGGGTTGTATTAGATTCTTATTTTGCTTTAAAATTTGCAAACGATTGGAATTTAATAAGAATACCTGATAAGTTTTGGATTGAAAAACTTTTAACTGAAACAGAAAAAGCGTTTCATGTGTGGGGTAAGATTGAAGAGGACAATGAACTTCGTGATTATTGGTTACCTAAGGCGTCTATTATTAAAGACAACACCGTAAAAGATGTTGTAATTGATTATACAAAATATAAAAAAAGGCCTCCAATGGAACACCAAAAGGAGGCAATACAAAAACTTGCAGAAAATAAAAGGTTTATATTGGCAGATGATATGGGATTGGGTAAAACAACCTCAACTATAATTGCAGCATTAGAAACCGGTGCAAAGAAAATTTTAATTATTTGTCCTGCTACTTTGAAAATAAACTGGAAGAGAGAAATCGAAAACTATTCCAAGAAAAGTGTTTTTATTGCTGAAGGTAAAAATTTTGAACCAAATCACGATTTTGTGATTATTAATTATGACATAATTAAAAACTTCCATGACCCTAAGAAAAAAGGAGAGTCCAAAATATTAGAAGGTAAGTTTGATTTGGTTATTGTAGATGAAGCCCATTATATCAAAAACGCTCAAGCACAAAGGACGAAGTTAATAAATGATATCGTAAAAGATATCGAAAGGGTTTGGTTATTGACGGGAACACCGATGACATCAAGACCAATAGATTACTTCAACTTGTTAAGTTTGGTTGATTCCCCCGTTGCAAAAAATTGGATGGCTTATGTTGTAAGATACTGTGCAGGATATCAATTCAAAGTTGGTCCTAGAAAGGTGTGGAATGTTATGGGAGCCTCAAACTTAGAAGAGCTAAGAGATAGAACAACGAACACTATATTAAGAAGACTCAAAGAAGACGTACTCGACTTACCTGAAAAAATAATAACACCAATCTATTTGAGATTAAAATCCAAAGAATATGAAAACTTGATGGGTGAGTATTACGAATGGTATAGAAGTAAACCCGATGAATCCAATTCTCTCACCGTTCAGTTCACAAAACTTACAAAAGTTAGACAAGTCATTGCTAATGAAAAAACTTTACAAACTATAGAATTGGCTGAGAACATAATTGAACAGGGAAAAAAAGTTATAATTTTTTGTAACTTCACAGAATCCTTAGATGCAATAGTTCAACACTTCGGAAAGTCTGCGGTCAAGGTTAACGGTTCTATGTCCAAAATTGAAAGACAAAACAGTGTAGACAGATTTCAAGAAGATGATAAGGTCAAAGTTTTTGTGGGTAACATCAAAGCGGCTGGTGTTGGTATAACCTTGACAGCCGCTGAAGCCGTTATTATGAATGATTTATCTTTCTTACCCTCTGACCACTCTCAAGCAGAAGATAGAGCTTATCGTATTGGACAAAAGAACAATGTTCTTGTTTATTACCCTCTTTTTGAAAATACAATAGAAGGTTTGATTTACGATATTTTGATGGCAAAAAAACAAGTTATCGCTACAGTCATGGGTGACAATATCAACAGCGCAGACTTTGTGGAAGAAATTATGAACAGAATCAACAAAGAGGCGTAATAACAATATTATCTATATAGATATTTATTGTTATGTCAGTAATTGCAGAACCAGAAAGAAGTAAACTTTATACAAGAATCAAACATCTTTTAGGTGCACCGATAAGAAGTGTAGAAGTAGAAGATGAAATGATGGATTCATTGCTTGAATTAGCAATTGGAGATTACGAACAATATATATTGGATTGGTTAATTGAATCACAATGGGTTAACCTTGTTAATTTAGATATGAACAACCAATCAGTCGCCAACGCATTAATTACAAGAACTATGAACTTTGAACAACAGTTTCAATATTCATATTCTAAAATTGTTGGTCTACAGACTAATGGTCCGTGGGTTTTGAAAAAAGATTACTTCACTTTAAGTGCGAACACACAAACATATGAAATACCTGCAGGTCGTGAAGTAAATGAATTACTATGGTATAGTAATCAACCGTGGGGTCTTTTTGGATTAGCCGGTATGGGATTGGGTTTTGGATATGATGGTGCTGGTTTGGGTGCAAACCAATCAGGATATGCACAGTTTGGTTATCAGGGTTCTTATTTTATGATGTCAGGATTTGACTACCTAATTAGAGCTCAAGAAGCAAATATCTTGAATAGAATTTTAGGTGGTAGTTTAACATATAGAATTACTGCATTACCTGATGGAAAAAAATTAGTTCATTTAATGAATACACCTAATGGTAGATTCAATTGGACAAGTTATAGTCAATACGTTGGAAAAAATGTGTGGTATTGGTACTACGACACTACAGGGAAAGATAGGAACGATTGTTTAAAATCGAACCCCGATATTATCAAATTACCTTCTGATGTACCCATCGGGGCTTTAGAGTGGGGAGACTTGAATGACCCCGCAAGACAATGGGTCCGTAGATGGTTCACCGCTTACGTGAAGGAAACATTAGCAAGAGTTAGAGGAAAATATAGTGGGAACCTAAAAACACCAGATTCCGAAATAGTAATGGACTACCAAAGTTTACTAACAGAGGCAAAAGACGAAAAGGTCAAATTAGAAGAAGAATTAAAACTAAGACTAGAAAGACTTAGACCTGAGAAACAAATGGAGAAAGAAGCATTAATTGCAGAAAATTTAAACAAACAACTTAAGTTTCATGCTTTCCCTCGACAAATTTATGTAATATAATTTAGTATGGCTATTATTAAAAGTATTCCCTCACAGAAACTTATCCATGGTAAGTTATTAAAAACTTCAGAAGTTTCAATTGTTTCAGAAAGTGATTATTCAACACAAGGAGAAGATTGTATTATTGTTAAAGCAATACCATTTTCTACGATAACTTTAAATTCTCGTACAACTGACCACACGGTGGTAAAAGCACTAACGAACATTATCATAAAACCAGATGTCAATAAAATTGATGAAGAATTTGATGAAATAGAAATGGGTAGAGGTGCGTGTGTTGAATTTAGATTTTGTGGTAATTCATGGTATATTTTATCCTCAGACGGTTTAAAACAATCATAAAGAAAAAGGAATATGAAAAACATATTCCTTTTTAATTTAAGTTAGTATGGACTCCCACCCTTTTTCAGCAAGTTCGTACATGTAATCAGGTTTGAGACCACGTCTTTCCCAATAATTCAACTCCTGTTCAGTAACATCTAACACATCTTTTTGTAAATCATCTTGGTCCCCTTCACCTAATGGGTGACCGTTGATAAGTTCACATTGTGAGGTTGTAAAGATACCTCTTTCATGTGGTTCAGAAACAATCAATCCATTTCTAACTTCATCTTTGAAAACGACCAACAGAGGTTCGATTCTTTTATTGAAAGTAGTAATTGCTCTCGGTACGTTATAATCTCCAGTCAATTCAGGGTCTTTATCCAATATATCTTTATCCAACATATAACAATTGACCATCACACCCTCTGTTATAGGTTTCGATTTTGGGTTATTGTGTAAGTTAATTGCATTGGTATCTTTAATTTGTTTTGCTGTCATTTTCTGTACATCACCTTGAGAAGCCTTAGTTCCGTTATTAACATACATAATAACGTCACCTAAGTTTACGGTAAGATTATTCTGAATTGCCAACTCCATGTGAGCCATCCTTGACATTGAGTTTCCTGCCTTAGTCTTTGTCGTTAACCTTTTGACGTAATCATCAACAGTAAGTTTTACCTTAGCTCTTTGAGCAATTTTAGACAAAGGGATTTTTTTCTCATATATCTTAGTCAGATATTCATAATAATATTCTATAAATTCTTTACCCTCACCATGTAACAACATCTTAATTCCTTTATCCAAAAACTCTTCGATATAGAGAGGAAGTTTCTTTGATTTGATGCTATTACCCGTCAACTTTATTTTTCCTTTACCATCCATTACAGCATAATTCTTTCGAGCTAGATTGATACAAGACGGCCAAACACCATCAGTGTCTAATGCCATTTCACCTCTCATGAATATATCATTATATTCTGCAACGTCCGCCTCAGGACCCTTGTAGACTTTTCCCTTCTTAACTTTCCAATTCAATCCACGACCAACATATTCTCTTTCATTTGCATCATCAGGACTTGAAAAGTTCACACCATCCGTATCCATCACAAGTGGAACATACCCCTTCGTCATGAAAAACTTAATCATCTGTCGAAGATATTGTCTACCCGTACAAGTAATTTGTTCTCCCATATACATGTCACCCCAAGCAAATACCTGTGGTGCCGACAACGCACCGAACATGGAGTTGATGAATATTTTGATTGGTAATTGTTTATTGGAATACGATTCAGACTTTTTCTTGTCTGTCTCGTAAAACTCCTCTGCCAGTTGTTTGTACTTGATACGAGTGTCTCTGAAATACTTTAACATTCCTTTCATTGCACCCGTCACATCACAGTCAGGAAAAACATCGTGTACAAGCTGAATTGAGGGGTATAGAGACGAGAAGTCCAACTTGAGAACATTCTTACTGTATCCAACCTTAAGTAGTCGGGAAAGACCTCCTACGAAGTCTGTTTTACCTTGTTTTGCAGGTATTGCTAAATTGTTTTTATATGACCAAGCCAACATCAACATTTTCCACAAAGTTGCAGTTCCCATCGTTGAGACTCTTTCGTAAGTTGTTGGAATCATTGCAGCAAGTAAAAAAGAACCTTGGTTAAACTCTTTATCAACCGATAAAGTTTCTTCCAAGTCATCGTCAAGATATCTTTCGACAATATCATCACCTGTTGTTTTGATATAAACGCCAGGAAATTTAATATCTAAATCCTTGTAATCGGCAGCCTTTTTATATTTTCCGTTTTGAACATTCAACCAATATTCTTCTTTCTCATGGTACATTTTACCAATGTTTGTATGGTCAATATATACACGGTCAGGAGCTTCGGCATTAATAAACGTTGTTATATATTTAAGACCTGCGGATTTAATACTTGAATTAATTGCTTGTGCTCTACGAACCGCATGGATAATATCAATAACGTTGTATCCCCATATTGAAGTTTGAGTATAAGTTTCTACTTCATTTGCCAATTTCAACATATTATCCTTTCTCGTATACGAATGTTCAGGATGCAAAGACTTACAAACATTTTTAGCATTAATTCCGAGGATTCTACACCTCTCAAAAATCCAATGCCAATCGAAGTTTGCTGAGTTATAACCACCAATGATACTTGGTTTTATTTCATTAATAATATTAAAGAATTCTATTATGGCCCCCTTCTCTTGAGACTCGTCCAAACACTCAATTACCTTATGATATCCTTTATTAGTTTTAATTCCAATCATGAATATCCTACCGTCCTTAGGGTCCAAAGCATCAGTTTCCAAGTCAAATACTAATCGGGTAACTTGTTCATAATCTTCAAACCCTTTGAAAAGTCTTTTTTCTTTGGAAATCAAATATTGCTCTACAGGTGGTAAAATCAACAACTTGTCTTTTGTTTTTTCACCCCATGGGTCAACACCACCATCTCTAAAGAATTGGACTAACTCTCTATACCCTTTCAAAGACTTAACCATAAAAGTTAAACCATTTTTGAGTCTTTCATTATCTTGGGTTTCTAATTTTTCAATCATAATTCCATATTTTGTCATGGCCTCTTTTTGTGCCATTTTGGAATCATTATAGAACTTTAAACCTCTGAGGTCACCGACCCAAGCAAACGGGATAAAGGTATCTTTTCTAATTTCTTTACCCTTACCAGGTATTTCTTTTATTTTGTAAATGGAGTTAGAAACATAATCGAATTCTATTGCAACGATGAATTCTTCGGGGTCATTTCCATGTAGGAACGACTCAATAACTTCGTTAGATATCATAATTTATATTTTAAGTGACATATTAGCTTCCACTTTTAAGTGAAATTTGTCTTCTTTGTAAATATAAAAAAATTATTCGGGGTAATCTACATAGAACGGGGGTAAAGGGGAAAATTTTTGACATACAGAAAACCCATTCAAAAAGGGATAATTATCATTGTGATTTTCTGCTTTCGTATGTAAGTTGAAAACATCATACCCCTTCAACTTAAAATAGTTGGTTAAATTTCTTTCAACCCATTGGGGGGCATACGCATCTTTATAGTCCAAACCATAAGTACCACCATTTTGTTTAAAGAACGTACAATATGGTTCATAATATAGATTTGTATCGTGTAAAATAAGAACTGTGTTGTCGTCTATCAATTTATTTTCGAGCATTTTGTTATAGAAATTCAGTTGGGGTATTACTACATGACAATCAAAAATAAGAATATCTATTTTTCGATTATGTAAATCACCCAATGTTACATCATCTACATTCTTCTTTATTGGAAAATGATTATCTGATTTTTTTTTCATTTCCAAAATATCTACCGAAAATAACTTAGCTTCAAGATTATTTTTTTGAGCCCTTATAAAAAGTTGAGAAAATATGCCAGAGGAACCGCCCCCTAACTCGACAATGGTTTTTGGATTCATTGAAGAAATTAATCCGTACAAAAAAAATAGTTCTTGTTCCGTTGTAATATTATTAGGGTAGGTTATATCAACCCCCAAAAAATCTTGAATCATGAAAAAAACTAATAGGACATCATAAAAAGTAAATTAACAACAAGGTTCGGTTGAAATAAAACTGTCCTGAACATTAATGTAGAGCTCTTCCCTGAGAGGTAACATTAAATTTCCTTCATCATTCTTTAACAAAAATTGACACTGATATCTTCCAACCTGATTTGTATCTCTCGCACTGAACTGATAATAGATATAATACTCAGGTGTCGCTCCCGCAGGTAAAGTTAAAGGTACTATACTACAAGGTGCAGATACAATTTTTGCAATACCTGTAGAGGTGTTAACCATTGAGAAATAAATTGTAGATACCTCCAAGCTTTCCATTATTTCAAGATACCCACTCCTACCGTCCTTAACAACTTGCATTTTAAGAACAGGTAGGGTTGCATTTTTTTTGATAAAAAATTCCATAACAATAAATATATTGTTAGGATTCTTTACGCAAATTTCTATCGTAATGTTCAAACCTATCGTGTTCAGTCGGTGTAATAAGGAGTAATCCTGGATTAAGTTCACCCTTTTTAGTTAACTGATACATATGACTCATCCAAGTTTGTTCAAAAGGATGTGCCCAAGTTGTATCTAAAAACATTTTTTTATTACCTGATTTACTCACAACTTGAGGCCAATTACAGTAGTAAACATCTCCCTTTGTGTAAGGTATTCCTTGGTGGGAAAGAACATTTTTATACTCGGCTTTCGGCGCATTTGGGTCTAATCCTATTTGAGGTAATTTATTTTTTAATGGCCAATATTTTTCTCTTATGTTTTGTGGTACGTTATACCAAGACCATTGTGTCCCATTGTCACCAAAGAATTCAGTATAGTTTAGTTTCAGAAAGTCAAAGTTTTCCATTTTACAAATTTGTAACGAACTTGAATACAAATTTTTTACATATCGATTGAATCCGTTTCTACAAGTTGTATCCTTTCCGTTATAAAAAAACATATCATCTTCGAAAAAAAACATAAAATCAAGTTCACTTTCTTCAAAATGTTCTGAAATGAATTGTCTTCCTCCACAAATACCTAAATTATCTTTTTTAATGTGTTCAAAACCAAATTCTTTACATAATTTTTCATATTCATCAAAAGTTGATTCATCACTAGAATTATTTAATAGATATTTTTTTGGTTTTACAATAAAATCTTTATCATATAATTCGAAAGATTTTAACAAAGTAGAGAACTGTTTAGGACTGTTGAATGTTATGACATAAAGACCAACTTTATTAACATCCAAGACATCAACGTGTGAAATATTAGATTCTGATTTGACAACCAAACTATCATTTTTTAAGTCTTCAAAAAATTTACTAATCAATCCGTTAGATTCGATTTCGAAGTAATTTATCAAATCTGAGTGTTTATAACACATTATAGTAAATATGGACTCTTCAGTACCCATATATCCTTCATCCAAAGTGGATTTTAACAATCCATAATAAATTGAGTTGATGTCACTAATAGTTTTTTTGGGGCCTCCAAAAAATCCTCCTCTCGCAACTTTATTAACTTCACCGCCAGCAATCGAATTTAATTTAGTGTATTCGAAACCATGAATTTCTTTTTCCGCACTATATGGAAAACAAATAAAACTAAACTTCGAGATATATTTTGCTAATAAATCTAAAACTTTATCATGGGTAAAGTATCCTGGATGAACTGTGTTTGTTATGCCACCATCAATCCAGAACATATAATCCGAATTGAACTTATCCATGATTTTTGCATCATGTAGTAAAAATACTTTGGACATGACTAATGGGTTATAAAGTTCTAACCTCGATTGAGTCGATTCAGGTAACCAACCAGAAATATTTTTCCATTTTTCGTCATTTCTAATTGATTGAATTTTTTCAAAAAACTCAGATGTCTTGAACCAAGATAATGGTCTCAAGATAAACTGTGTGTTTTCATCTTTACGGTGGTCTTGAACAATTTTACGAAGTTCTTCATCACCAAAAACAATTAAATTAACATCAAAATCTAACAATTTTTTGAAATTATTTATATAATGCTCATAAGACCTAGACCAACCTTCATTCAAATTACCTCTACCGATATCCCAAAGACCCGTTACTAAAGTTATATTATTCATAAATTCGATTCAAATCTTCTAAAATTTTATAAAAACTTTTATTTTTTTCGAAAAGGTCATCTGCAACCCCTTGAGGGGCATTCGATTTATGCCACCATATATCAAAATCTTTTCTCACAAATAACTCTTTATGGTTTACATTCATTAGACTCAAAATTACTTCTTCATGATATAATTTTTTATCCTCTTTTAATATTTTTTCTAAATAATCTTCGAAAATACTAACAACATTATTCCAGTTATCTTTATGCCCACCAAACAATCCGCCTACAATATGAATACTCGTATCGTATTCTTTGTACCATCTTGAATCAACTGTTCCCGACCAATAGTTTCTATTATTTTCCTTACCAACCAATAAAAATTTATCTTTGGTATCTTCTATTAAATTCTTCAGAAAAAAGTTATTAAATAAACTACTTTCAAAATACCTTCCGTAAGAATGATTACTTATTAAATATTCATCAGGAACCAATCCACAATGAGACAAACCAGCATCAATCCAATAATAATAATCGTAAGATTTATCTTCTTCCCACCACCAATGAAATTTACTGTATTGTATCTCAACACATCTATCAGACCTTTTAACATTTTCAATGTCATCTTGTTTTATTTCATTAATCAAATCTTTAAATTTTGTATTTGATAAATCAAATGACTTGAAAGATAGTTTTTCTGTGGAAATATTGTTCTGCTCGTAAAAAAAATTTTTTAAATCTTCAATTTCCCTTTCCGATGTATAACATAAAAAGTCAGCGTCAGTTATCTTCAATAGAGACAATAAACTGTATTTATAATGACCACCTCTGCTTGGTCTTCCACCGAAAGATGTTCCGTGTAAATCGCTATAAATTGCGGTTATAAATTTAACTTTCATATTTCAATTATTGAATCTTTGTGAATATAATTCATTTCCCCAATCCGAAAAATGAGGTAAATGAAATGGTGCAAAATTATTTGTTGGTTTAATTTTATGAGGGATTTCTGAATAGTAAATTCTACCCATCATATCTCCGTCCTCAGCACCCCACCCAACATACTTTTCATCAAAACCCCCCAAAGAAAGTAATAAATTAGTATCCGTAATATAAACTCCCCCCAATCCACCAATATGATGTTTTAAGGGACCATTTTCTTTCGCACCTGAATATGCATAGGACCAATCCGCATTTTCGATAATAAAATTATCATTGATTATGTAAAGAGAAACGTTGTCATTCAATTTTGATAAATCAAAAGTACAGACATCCCCTTTTTCTAAACTCTTTATCAACTCTAATAGTTTTTCGTAATCTTGTTCATGAAAAAATGCATCACAATCAATAACCATAAAAAAATCATAATTTTTTTTGTCTTTTAAAATTATGTTTGTTTTTTCAGATTTTTTGTAAACCCCCAAAGGATATGGTATGTGAATTGCATCCGGAATTATTTGTGTGGGGGAAAAATCATATAACGATGAAATGGCAACAACACCATTACTATTAAGGTAATCAGTCAATTTTTTTAGTTCTTTCCAAGAAAAAGAAACATTTCTAATTCTAGTAGAGTTAGGTTGACCATCGTCCCAAAATTTCATGTTTAAGGAAATACTATTCATTAATTAATAATTTAATTCTTTCCCAAATATTGTATTGAGGATTTATGAAAAATTCTTTTTTTAAATTTCTTATGTTATCTAAATATTGTTCGTAGATTTCTGATTCATTATCTACTATGGATTTTACTTTAGTAACCATTTCATCCATAGTCATATTATTCAAAGAGATATAACAATTATCAGGTATCAATTCATTAATATTAGAACATCCTAAATAAATTGGAACGGTATCCGATAAAATAACATCCCAAAATTTTTCACTAATGTAATTTTTCTGAATAGTGTTTTCACAAGCCACCGAAAATTTATAATCATCGAGACCAACATGTTTATTCCACACTTCCCCTTTGATATTTTCACCATTAGACACCCAGTAAGTTCCATAAACATCAATTCTATTATCTTTGGATAATTCAATACCTAAATTTGTTCTTTGTTCATAATTTATTTTATTGGTTTGCAAATTTTGTAAATGATTGTAATGACTATAAGTGTCTTTTCTAACTATGATTGAAACTGACTTGTTTTTTGAATAGTCTTTATCTTTTAATTTAGAAGACCAATCCCATTCTTCTCTGTGGTCTTTTTCTCCTCGGCCTGCATAAAACATTGGTAATAACGTTTCTATGTATTCTTCTCTATCTGGATACTCTAATTTATCAGATATTAATATTTTTGAACTGTAATCGTGAATTCCGTCTTTCGGTTGATTTGGAGACCATAAAGGTTCTTGTGAGATATAAAAAGTTTTATCTTTCGAAGTCTCAATTTTGCCCCATTCGGTTCTACCAAATACAATTGTGTAATCTGGATTCTCAGTAACAAACGAATAATTTGTTAAATCTGTATTCGGTACAAATTGTTTAATCATCCTCGAGTTTAATGATAAAGTATCTGTCCACCAACATTCTAATTTTATTTTAATCATATCTATTCTTTTTAAGTTACACTATGTCCAAAGACAAACTATTGTATCTTACAAATTTATCAGGACAATATTTGAACTTATGTTCATTTTTAAGTCGTCTAATATCTAAGGCGTAATGACCATCCGCATTTCTATAAGAGATATTATGTATAAATGTTTTTTTAATCATTCGATATCTCATCATAAATGAGGCAATATCGCAAAGACCTAAATTTAATCTATCCTCATTATTCCCATAGAGTCTAATTTTTTCAGTCAATCCACATTTTTGAGAAAATAAAATAAAATCAATCTCTGAGTTTTTTTCTTGTTTATATTCCGAAATTAAATCCCAAGTAATAATATTATCATCATCTAAAAAATAACACCAATCTTCATCTTCACATTTTATATCAGTTATAAAAAAGTTCCTTTGTTCATGCCCCCAAATTTGTGAAGTTTCAATTTTATAAAATTTAACTCTTTCGTCATCTTCTAAAAAACCAATATCATCGTCACCAATTTTATTAGACCCTTCAATCAAATGCCAATTAAAATCATCGACTTGATTTTTAATTGTTGAATATATTATTTTTAGATTATTAAATCGATAAAGGGGAGTGATGAAATGTATCATACTATATATTTTTCGAAAATTGAATTCATCTGATTGTCAGCAGTAAATTTCATATTTTTTATTATTAAGTTCAAACCAGTCAAATATTTTTGTCTAAAAAAATCGTAATTGTCTAAAACATCATTTATTGTCTCAACAATCTTATCATAAGATGACCATATGATTTGTTCATGATATGGAATATATTCTTTATATGGCGATTCTTCACTAATAACTAATATACCTGTCATTAAAGCGGGTAAAACTCTTAATTCTTCCAAAGTACAAAATTTATCCGTTTGGTGTATGTTGACCAATATTTTATACTCATTCATAGTATTTTTAATATTATTTTTGCAATATACATCACTACCACTACAAACATTATGAAAATAGTCCATATTAACCTTTTGATGTATATTATTTCTTCTCGTATTTGAATTATGAATTGTTAGACAATTTTTTAATCTAACAGTACTATTATCAATATCTTCGATATCATAAATTAACGGAGGATAATATCGAAAAACTTGTGAGAAGTCTTTAAAGTAATTCGAAGTTTGTATATTATGAACATTTGCATTAGAATATTCGAAAACTGAATCTAATTTGATTAATTCTTCAAACCTATGTACTTGACAATAATACCCACCTTTTCCATCGTTAGTAATTGTATGTTCATACTGAAAATCTAAATTAATATCTTTCGATAAATCATTACAACCAAAATTTATTGAATAAGGGACATTGTTTTTTGTCAGGAATGAAATAATTCCATTTAGAATGTGTTGATAATATTCATTCAAATTTGAATTATCATATTTGGTTTCATAAAATAATTCACTTTTATTAACTGTTTTACTTACAATCATAAATTTTTCTTATTTTCCATAAAAAATTTTTCGTATGGATAGAGTTGTATGTTTTCCAATAATTGTTCACATTCTATTCCCTCAGGAAAATAATATATGTCTCCATGACATCTATATTTTTTATTAAAGATGTAATCCCTATTGAAAAGAGAATATTTTCCTATCCCACTTTTTATGTGTTCATGTCTAATATGGGATACAATATTTTCTAAACCAGAAGCACTCAAACGAAAAATTTTATTACCCGTTTGTTTGTTTAATCTATACACAATATCTCCATCTTCTTCACCGAAGCCTATTAATCGTTCATCAAAATATCCTAATTCATCTATAAATTTTTTGTTAACAACAAAAAATGAAAATGTGTTATTAATAATACTCAATCCAAAATATTCGGGAGTTTTAATGTGACTAGAAACAACTTCAAATACATTATCAGAAATTACATTGATATCATCATTCAATATTAAAAGGTCGTCTTTGGTTGAATGTATTATTAATGTATTCCACATTTTAGATAGTCCTCTAGTCTCAACAAAAAATATTGGAAATACATTTTTGTATTCGAGGCATAATGATAGTATCTTTTGTCTGTATTCTTCAGAAAAATTTGAGTCTTTTTCTCCATTAATGCATAGAAAAATATTATTATCAATACCTAAAGTTCTTATACTTTTTACTAATGATTCAACAAAATCATATCGTAGTGAAAAAGTGGTTATCCCAATATCAAAATTATTCATTTTTACTTTAAATTATTTTTTATTTTCGTAGATAAATTACTTTTGAAAGTAGAGTACCAATCAAATACATCCTTATATAATTCATTATATTTGTCATTTTCCATATTATAATAATTTACAATTTCGTCCCAAGAATTAATTACAGGTATTGGGGACTCCCCCCAAATTTTAGTAAAATATTCTAAGTTATTATAATTTTTTAGAATTGGTACAGACCCTGATTCTAAACATTCCATCAATCTGAATGAATCGGGATGAACCCACCCCATCGGACAGGGTACAAATTTTGTTTTATTGTAGATTGAAATACATTCATCTTGAGTCAATGATGTTGAACAATTCCAAGAATTTGTTTTATGAATAAAAACATTTTCCATATTTTCTATTACAGATAATAGGTCTTGTCTGTCCGATTTCGGTTGACCTATAAAAGAAAACTCATACTCTTTTGATTTCAAAGTTTTGTCATTGGTTTTATCAATAAACCCTGTTTTGACACCTAAAGGAATAAATGTAACATTTTCATTGGTTATATTCGAATCATAATAATTTCTGAAAACGTGATTTGCTTTCGAATAATACTCACAGTTATGACCTAAATTTTCATTTGAAAAATGTAATAGATAAAATTTATATCCGTTCTCAACAAACTTATTTAAATATTCATTGAATTGTTCCGAAATTGTATTCGAATTATTTGAATAAATAATAACCGAGTTATCTAAAACTGTAGTTAGTTGACCGTCATCAAATATTCTATTTTGCTCGAAGTCTTTGAATAGCACTTCAGTCGTATATTGAAACTCAAAGGTTGTTTGGTCACCATTGAATGTTTGCCAAATCAAATTAAGGGGGTTCATTTCTTTTCTATGTATTAAAAGTTTATTGTTATTATGTAGTTCAAACGGAATGTTTCTTTCTTCGAACCATTCTATTGTTTTCGAGCAATCATATGCATGTAAATCTTCTATAATATATAATCCGTTCACTTTTAAATGGGGATATAGTGACTCGAAACTTTTGGTTTGGTGAAGATGGGTATGAAGTCCATCATCAATTATGATGTCGTAATCACCACCATACTCAACCACACATCGTTCTAAGTCTTCACTTACGCTTTGGTCACCAATGAATATTCGAACATTTTCTTTTTCAAAATTTTTACAACTTGGATTAATGTCAAAACCAATAAAATCTATTTTTGAAAAAAATTCAGTCCACATTTGGATTGAAGCACCAGGAAATCTTGGGTCAGCAACGCCTATTTCTAACATTTTAATTTTTTTGTCTATCAATTGATGAAATAATTCTTGATATGTTTCGGTATAAGAATGATATTCAAAATGTTTAGTACCTTTATCAGTACCCAATCTATTTGCTATTTCTGTTAGTGTCATAAATTAATTAGTATTTATTTCTTCTTTATTATTGAAGTGACGCTTTGATTATAATCAGGAGTTTTAGACCATATTCTAATCGTGTCAACGTTATTTTTTATATATTCTTTTTCTTCATCCAAAATATAATTGGATGCTATGTTTTTGGTATATTTAAATGACTGTAACATATCCAAAGTGGTTATCAAATCATCAGGAAAAATGGTGCCAAAGTTTTCTAATCTTGAGGTATGTAAATCTTCTAAAATATAGATTCCCCCCTTCTTTAGATGTCTAAACAATATTCCAAATGATATTTGTTGTTGTTTCATTGTATGACCACCATCATCGATAATGATATCAAACTCAACATCATTTTCCTTCAAAAATCTATTCAGAGAGTCTCTATCTTCTTGATTAACAATATATGTTTTGACCCTATCTTCTTCATATTTGGTTTTGTCTTCAATGTCAATCCCATATATTTTACCATTCTTGAATTTATCTGATAGGTATTTGAGACTACCTCCATAATATATGCCAATCTCTAAAATATTTTTACTATCAATCATATCATTGAAATATGGCTCATAAACATCTATAAATCCGTGAGCATATTTATCCGTATTATATTGTTCCATCTTAGTTTTTTTTGTTGTTACTTTGGGTAAAAATTCAAATTTTTAGTTTTATTATTATTTCCATAATAAGTATCCATATTCAAGATATCTGAAAAAGAACGTCTCTGATTAAAAATTATAGGAAAATGGAAAAATATTTTTAAATCATGATTCAAAAGTACATTTGAATCCTTATAAACATTAGACATCCTCCAATGTTTTTTTGAGGATAAAGTACTATAAAAAGTATCGATTTGTTCCCCGCTAACCATAGATTCTTTGTCCAAATAATTAAAATTGTTAACAACAAACTCTGACATCTTCAATGAAGAAATATATGCGGTTGTCTGAACGAATGATTTAGGTTTTATTAAAAACTCATTGAATTTTTCTGATTCTTCTAATAGTGTTGCTCCTAAGAATAATAAATCAAAATCTGCATTCGATATTTTATTTATTGTAGTATTAGTTATTTCGAATGAATTTGGAGAACAGATGTCCAATTCGAAATCATCTTCCAAAATTAAAATTTTATCCCATCTATTAGTTACTTGTAATTTTAGTAATTCGATGTGACTATGAGTACAACCTCTGATTTTCCATCCTTTATCAGAGTCTTCTTCTATTCTAATTGCTTCAAATCGATTAACACCTGAAATTTTAATCTTGTTCAATTCCAACAGAGAGTCTTCGAGTCTATCAGTCCTTTCCTTAAGATTAATTAAAAATCCTTTATCTGCAATCTTTATATCATTCCAAGTGACCATGTATTAATTCAGAATAATAACCCTGAAAATTATTTTTTTTCGCCTAGTCTTAATGCGTCCCAATAACATCTTTCGAGATATTCATCATATTTTTCATAACATTGTAAATTATCCGAATATCCATCTCGTTGGGTGAACAACATCGGTATTGTTATCCCTACATTAAATAGTTTATTTTTTTGTTTACAGAGTATTTCGTGAGAACAACAATCACTTATAAATTCATCACAGAAAACTTTGTAGTATGCGTCATTTGGGTCTTTATAATCTTTTAAATTTTCATAAAAATATTCTAAAAAACTTCTTTTATATAAAAAAGCTTGAGTGCATAACGCATTAGAAACTTTACCGAAATGTTCATCCACTTTTTCTATTCTTGAACCCTCTATAGGTCTTGAGCCCAAAGCAATTAAATCAAAGTATTCATAAAACTTATCCCACTTTTCGAAAACTCTATCGAAGTCAGACTCTTGTGTACCGTTCATAACTTTGATGTCATCTTCGAATACTAATATTGATTCTAACCCTTCGTCAAGTGCAATTTTTGCACAATTCAAAAGAGCTTTAGTACAACCATAAATTTTCCATTCAGGTTCATCATGAACTACACCATCAATATACTCATATCCCTCAAAACCGTATTTCTTCAATACAAGTTCTGTATGGTATTTTCTATCCATCCTATAAGGTAAATTTATTACAAATCCCTTATCTGCAATTTTTTTTCCTTTATAGGAAATCATTAACTTACTACGTTATGATTTAATTGACCTGTCAATCTATCACACCAACCTTTAGATTCTGAGTGAGGCCATACAACCCAATACTTTGGCAATTCTTGTGTTGGGAACTCTCTCCATACTTTGCAGTATCCATCAGGGTCTCTCATAAATCCTGCAATCTCATTTTTGTCGGCATCTTTTCTAAAGATAGTTTCATCTTTATCATCATGGAAAGCAACAACCCAAAAATCATAATCTTTTTCAGGTACTTGACTGTATGAAACATCAATACAGTGTTTGAATATTTTTGTGAAATCCGATTTCCATTCCTCTTCTGTTTCGTAGTTGTACGGGTTTGGTGGATAGTTTTTATCCAATGTATATTTTTGAATAGAACGTCTTTCGAATAAGATTCCTGAATATTTTTCAAAATCTTTCAAAGTTCTAACAGAGCCAAAACCGAACTCACCATCGTGACCTTCTTGAGTTAAACCATCCATACCAAACAACTTTCTATTCAAAAGATGTGAATGTTGGTTTTTCTTAACCCATTCTTTGTCATCATCCCACTGTTTGGTTCTACCCTTTCTTGTGTACTCATGATATACAACAGGAACATGTGGATGGAATAAGTCATAACCCCAAGTATAAGCTCTCGCTGCAATTGAAATTTCTTCTCCGTGGAAATAGTATTCAGGATTGTGTTGGACTTCTTTTGAAAACTCACCGAGTGTAAAACAGAAGTGAGCAGAATAGAATCTCGCAGTTACTGGTTTTTTCAACTCTCTCCACCCTGGAATTGTCTCAGGCAAAAAGAAGATTGCACCTTCAGGAATAAATCTGTCAAACACCATTCTCCATGGGTCTTTTGCTCTTCCTGCAGGTTCATTATCAGGGTCAAAAGATGGTACATAACCCGTAAGTAGAGGTTTCTTATATCCATCTTTTTGTAGACCCTTAATCATGTTAATTAAAGTTTCGTCCCAATTCTTTTCGAATCTCATGTGGGAGTCTATTTGCATTGTATATTTTTCATCTTTATACAATTGTTGTACTAAATGTCTTGCCCAACACACACCTTTAGCTTCTTGGTATGGTATGTCAAGAATTCTGAATCTTTTATCATCTCTCCATTCATCTAAATTATCAAACCCGTCTGTTTCAGAATATTGTCTTGCAATACCTATCACTAAATTTTTTGGATTTTTTGCATTTGCCAACATATCATTTATTGTTGGAACAAGTTGTGGGTCTCTGTAAGACGCGATTTGAATGAATATTTTATTATTTGCCATGCTATTTTTTGTAGAAAAATAAAAACCCTCCACAAAAAGTAGAGGGTTCTTTCTAAATTGTTTTTATTTAATAATATTCTATACTTGAGTTACTGTAACAATTATTGAAGGTGTAACAGGTCTGGTTGGACCTGTTTTTGCGGCTTCCCATAATATTTCCATACTTGTATCAGGAGACGACCACATAATTTCAATGTATTGATTTGCAGTCAAACTCTCCACAACATTCCAAGCAGCAACCAATTTTGAAGTTCCTCCTTGATTTTTATCTATGGCAAGTTCTGTGTTTGTTCTTGGGATGTCCGTACCATTTTTTCTAAACCATATTGATATTGCACTATCAACATTATTTAATTGTTGTAATTGTGCCGAGAATTGGATATTGTAAACACCCTCATTTTGAACCACAAACCTTGTATTTGCCGATAATACAACACCACTACTAAGTTCAGTGGTATCTGCACTCATTGCTCGGGCAACATTTGCAACAGGATTTGTTTGTGTTGCATTACTTGTAAATGAACCATAATATCTTGTTGTTCCGGTTGCGGATGTTCCTGATGTTCCACTAGAACCTGATGTACCTGAACTTCCTGAAGAACCATCGGTTCCTGATGAACCAGAACTTCCACTTGTACCTGATGAACCAGAACTACCACTTGTACCTGAGCTTCCTGAAGAACCATCAGTTCCTGATGAACCAGAACTTCCACTTGTTCCTGAGCTTCCTGAAGAACCATCAGTTCCTGATGAACCAGAACTTCCACTTGTTCCTGAGCTTCCTGAAGAACCACTTGTACCTGAACTTCCTGAAGAACCATCAGTTCCTGATGAACCAGAACTTCCACTCGTACCAGAACTTCCTGAAGAACCACTTGTACCTGAACTTCCTGAAGAACCATCGGTTCCTGA